ATTCCTCCTTTGTTATTCCGATCACGGTATATTCAGCACGAACCGTGGTGTGAGAGAACGGGGCATCCCCACCTTTCGATGGAAACAGTATGCACCCTTTACCTTCTTTTTTCAACGATTCCCACTTGTTGAATGCTTCTCCGAATGTAGAATATTTACGTTTGATCATGTTCCTCCTTTTTACCATTCGAGTCCGTTTCTTTCATTCTCGACCCTCCAACTATCAAGAGAACAAAGAAGGCCAGCCACGGATGTCCGTTGGTTGCTAGAAAATAAGCAGCCGCAAATCCTCCGAGTACTAGTAGTGCAAAAGCTATGTGCATCATCATTCCTCCTTTATCTTTTCAATTCCTTCCGGATTATTTCATTTACCTTCACGACAGGTTCAGGATAGGTAGGCTGAATTATCTCTAACTCTTTCAACACAGTCTCGCATACCTTTTCCAACCTCTTGATTTTCTTGCGGAGATCGGAGAGTTTTTTCTGATCAGCAATAATCCCTTCTTGACTCTCATCACTCAAATATTCCCAATCTTGTGCCGTTACCCCGCTCATTGATCAATCCTTTCAAAATCAATCACCCATACCCAGGGGTTTACTTCCCATCCGTAACCACGCTTTTTGTTGATCTCGTCCCATAAGGAAGCAAACATACTTTTCCGTAATTCCTTTTCGCAATCCTCCATGTTATCTGTACCGGTTACTAACATAGCAATATTTCCACCAATCAATCCGGCTCCTGGAGTTCCTTCCCCCACGGCATCTTCATAGGTTATATCCTGCAGCCGTTCAACCCGCATTTTTGTTATTTCAAGGGAGATCCGGCTTGCCCACCGCGGCATGAATATGGACGGCCGCCAACGAGTAGGGGGTTCCCCATCCTCAAACACATAAAAATCTCCCTCGGTTTTAAGACCTGCTTTTTCGCAATCGTCAGAACTATCCATATAGTATTGAAGATATTTATCTTCATCCATATACTCACTATCACCAGGTTCATCAAGTTTTGCCCCATCAGCTTTGTATTGGAGGTAATATGGTTCTCCATCATGCCACCCATAAATGCGCCAGGCTTCTTTCACCCACAGATGATCATCCGTAAGCCCGTAAGGGCATCGGACATTGTGACTATCTGGATATAATCGCCAACTAGCCTTACCGACATCTCTTTGATCGCCAGTAGTTTCTAAAATCACCCCTTGCCATTCAAATCCTGCTGGCGGATGTGGCTTTACTATCCTTCTGGTCTGCGTCTTTCTACCATCAAGAATTGCTCGTACCATTTCAGCGTTAAATAAAATCGGTTTCTCTTTCATTGATCCTCCGGCCAGTTTTGAGCAATGATAAGGGCAATGACAAGGACCCCAACTACGCAGTACAGGGCGTAAAGACCTAGCACTATGCCGACAACCATTAGAATTGATTCAGATAGTTGGTTCATTTGGGTACTCCATATCTTTAGGGGTTCTAAAAACACCATCATTTGTGTTTATCATTCCTGACATTGCCCATTCCGTTTTTACAAAACCTTCTGCGCTTTCCCTATTCCACCCGCCATCCCCGCGACGTTGATCCCAATAATCGCCATTCTCTACTAGATATTCGACCAACTCTTCTTTTGTTTCAAATGGCGGTGTTACTGGGGTTCCTTCTGATACAGTTTCATAAACCTGTACCCATGTTGGTTCTTCTGTAAATACTGGACGATAATATTCTTCCTTAGGTGCGGAGCCAGCATAGTCCCAATAAAAAGGACATTCTTCTTTATATTCTTTACATTCTATATGCGTTCCGTCAGCCCATGCGATACAATCAGCCAACCAAATGTTTGCTGCTGTTTCGTATTCTTCGTCCAACAAACATTGATATTGCCCATCGTCTTTCTTCGGGTGTTCCCAATTCGGTGGTACTCGTCTTATTTCTCGTCCCATGGATCCTCCTTCACTAATCTGAATAATATGTTCCCTATAAAGATAAACGATTTGAGCTAAAAATAGAAGTGACATTCATCCCTACTTTTTATTACACATTGGGGAGTATTCAATCTGGTTGTAAATCCCCTTTTTATGGATTATAATAATCCTATATATTACTCACCTAGAAATTGGAGGAAGCTGTGGAAAATCAATTAGCAACACTTATCCTGGCGGCAACTGGTGCCGTGGTTCAATGGGCGTTCAAGAAATTCCCGATGTTCTCAACCTGGTATCAACGGCAAACAAAGAAAGGCTTATGGGCTGTACTCTTCGTATTCCTTGTGTCTCTTGGCTATTTTGGGTTGGCCTGTACACCACTCGCTGCGAACCTGGGGATCAACCTTGCTTGCACGGTTGGCGGAGCTGTTGAACTCGGGTATGCGTTTGTGATCATCCTGATCAGTCAACAGACAACTTACGTTATCTTCGGAAGCAAATAAACTGTTGGGGGGGGTCTTCGGGTCCCTCCCTTTTTTAGTACATTGTTCGGGTATGTGCGTTCATAGTGCTGTTCATAGGAGAGTGGTAACATGGCAGAAGAAAGTGGGACTGACAACGCTGCAATCAAGAAATCGCTGGATGATTTCGTCGAATCTTATGAACTGGATATGCGGGGAGACAAACACTTGGACAATGGAAACAAAGGAATAATCGGTGAGATCCGGGATATCAAAGAACACTTAAGAGATTACCCGAGTCTCACTTTTATGTTCCATAAACGCCCGTTCAAATTAATCGGTGCAGTATTGGGAATATTCTTTGCCCTGTATGCGGTTGCTGAAGTTACCGCGTGCGGCACAGGGGTTCTTGATAAGTTAATCAACTTATTCCCGGGACTCTAAAAACCGTTGGGGGGGGTCTTGGGGGGGTCTTTCAAATTGATTATATAGTATGTGTGGATTGTGGGGGTTTGTGCGTTGGGGGGGGTCTTCAGGAAATTTTTTAGATTTGTGCGCCAGGCTTTGTGCCATTGTGCGCTTTTTTTTGTGCTATAATGCGTATAAATTAACCACGAATAAAGGTTACTTATGGAAGGTGGATCAAAATGCCAAAATTACACAAGGATTTTCCAGCTCAACTCTCACTAGGGACCACCAAGAAGATGCACCAGGAACTTCAGGCTATTGGCTATATGATGGGGATTGGTGGCCAATATGCCGGAGCTGTTAGGAATCTCCTGCAGGACGCAATCTACCGATACGTGTCGGAATTAGACCCCCGGAAGAAGTCTGAATATGATCAGATTCTAGCCAGTGTAAAATCAAGGGATATCATTAAAGAATAAACCCCTGCATTTCTGCAGGGGTATTGATTTAGTAATAATTAGAGAGCTTTCTTGATTTCACCTCTCAGTCGCTCAACTTCACCTGCCCAATATTTCAGCCCGTGAAAATCAACTGACGCTGATTCGTTATCGAGCAAATAAAATACAGCTGCTTTAGCGTATTCCAACTTCTCAAACAATTCTTTATTCATTTCATCTCCTTTATCGTGTACCATCACAATGTTTTGAATTCTCCATCTCAAAGCCTGCGCCCGTGCCGGTCCTATTCTTTTCAATAGCAACTTCCCGTTGTTCGGTCTGTGCATTGATCAGGGATACTCTTGACTTCAGGGCTTTAATATCAGCTTCAACCTTGCGTCCCCGGGCATCGTCCAGTCGGATCTGTTTTTGTTCCCGTGCCATTTTAAATAGTGATAATGTGTGCTTATCCTTATCAGCTATATAACCCACTTCCGTTTCCATGTAGGAAGCTGTTACACCGATGGAAGCAATTATTATCCCAATAACCCCGCCGGCAATACAAACACCCACCACCAGGATTAAAATGATAATTAGGATGGTCATGTTATGCCAATCCAATCAGGATAAGAACAATAGCCTGGAGTAAACACAACCTACCGATAAAGTTAAACCATTCCTGTTTCATTTCGATCTCCTTTCTTCTAATCGGCCGATAAAATAACCAGCCGTGAATATTGCAGCCATGATTAACCAATCTGATAATGGGATCATTTCCCGCTCCTTTTCCAGTAGGCCACCGGATGTCTGCCGTCCCCGGTCTGTGAAATTTTCACTTCGTCCAGGTTCGGCAATGCTTCCGATGGAATGGGTAAAATGATCCATGGGTTCTTTTCGTCAGGACCGACGAATATAACCAGGATCTCAAAGTCCGGGTCATCTTTTATTATGCTATCGATCAACCTGGTGGCTGCTTCCTGGGGGTTCTTTGTGGATGTTTCATAGGTAAGCAGGTCTTCCAATGTGTTGTATTGTCTCAATTTAGTCATTCTTCTCCTTCCTGGATATGGTCCACTTAAACAACTTTGCAACCTTCAGCCGCCGGTGCCAATATCCGTGAGCAAATTCGCAGTAAGTCGTCCAGCTCAAAAGCCGGTAGAATAGTGCTTTTATCTTTTTCATCAGTCCTTCCTTCCTTCGAATCCACTGAAGTCGATTGGCATTATGACCGCTTCCCGGAATCCGTCGGTCAATTGGATCGGGCTTTTTTCGTTCTTGAATGATAACAGGACCTCACCTTTGAACCCTGAAAGGGCATCCAGTAGGAACTTTGGATTGATATAAAAGAACCCAGGGGATCCTGTCAGGCTGTAATCGTCTTCATATAGGTTGAATTCCGATTCGCCATTTTCTACCGATACGCTGCGGATCTCCACCCGTGAACCGTCCAGGTCAACCCGGAAGTTCATTTCATCCTTATCCAGCATAGACTTGGCACCCTTCACCATTTTAGTAAACTGCTTCACCGGGATCGTTGCAATGTTTTCGTATTTCTTCAGGGGGTCCAGTATGATCTTTATGGACCTTGGGAATTTATCGATCTGGTGATCTTCCAGGATGTGCAATCTAAATCCATCTGCAGCTATTCCACCATACGGCCGGGTTAATTCAGGGCGTGCCTGATCTTTACTAACTGCTTTCTTCAGCCAGGGGTCGATCTTCTCCACCTGGGTGGGGGTTCCGTTCTTCAGGATTACCACCTTCTCTTTGTGTGTTTCGTATGTGCCATATTCCGGTTGTGCTTGCCAGGTCAATGTGTTTTTCGTGTTTCCATAGGACAGCACCAGGCCGGGGGGGGTAATTTCAGCGTGGATTATTTCAACCTTCAACTTTGTGGCCAATGTGCATATGTCCTTTAGCACATAAGCGCGCACGCATAGGTTCGGGCGATCAGGGTCAATCTGCACATAATCCCCGGCAGGTTCTACCTGGTTATCTTTTCTCTTCCCGCGTGCATTCAAAGGTTTAACCGCTGCAACCATAGCAGCAGCTAGGAACTTGAACCCCTGGGGGGTCGTTTCCATAGGTAATAATATTTCTTTTATCTGATCTGTGTCTGTTTGCATGCGCTTCTCCTTAAACTATTCTGCAGGACATTCCCGCAGTGGATACACTTGAATTCCCCGGTGCAGGGCATTTTACCGAACCAGGCCCCGCCGGATCTGTGTGTACATTCTTCTTTGTGAAGTTTACCGCCCCAGGTGTATATTCTGATGTACTCCTTCATTATCTGATCCCAGCCAGGATAAAAATAATCGCCTGGATCAAACACAATCTACCAATAAAGTTACACCATTCCTGCTTCATTATTTTCTCCTTATCTTCCGGCTTTCATTATCCGGCTATTGGGGCAAGTGATCCTCAATCACCTGCCCGGATAGCTGCACAATGAACTTATACAGGATCTTTAGCGAACTCGATCACTTTATTAAGTCGTTTTTCTTTTTCGTCTTCGGTCAAAGTATCCCAATCTTCCGGGACCTGAAGACCTGGAATTCCAGCCTTCAACATCCGGGCCTTCCAGTCGTTCTTTTCTTCCTGGGTATCTGCAAATAATTCACCCAGCCCGGCAACCACGGCAACCATACCGAACCGCTTATTGACCTCTTCCCGTTCAACTTTTTCCTGTGTCTTTATAAAGGTTCGGATGATATCCCGGTCGAGGTCACTGATACCGTGCGCATCATCTGCGATCTTGTTTAACAAGGACTCGAACTCGTATGCTTCCCAGGTTCGGTTAGAATAGCATAATTTAGCCTTCGGGAAAGGTGATCCCAGCCCGTAAACTATCCCCTGGTGCCTGAAGCCGGACCTGGTGTTTTCAGCCCAGCATTCAATACTGATCTTATCTGATACTTCAAAATATTTCCGTGAATACTCTTTAGCGTATGCCATTATTTATTCCTTTACCCGGTACAATGCCCCGGGCAGGCTCAAAGGGTGGGGGTTATCTTTCGGTATATCCTGCAGCTCTCAAGCTGTTAATATATGCTTGCACCTTCTTCTTGTTCTTGAATATAGCAATGTCAAAGAAGGGGCTTCCGTCCGGGTGTGTTTGGATCCCGTCATGCTTACTAACTGTATATTTTGCATGACCTATGTTATCCATTGTATAGAATACTTTTCCCATTATTTTCTCCCGGCAAACTTTTTGTGGTTGTGTCTGCAGCACTTCCCGCAAACTCTCCCCAGGATCCACTCGAACCCCATATCCCGGCCGCATTGTTTGCATAGGTGTATTTCATCCAATCCAATGGGGGGGGATATCTTCGGATCTTTTCTAATACTTGGTTGCGTGGTTGTGTGTGTTTGTGTCATTTCTCAAGCTCCTTTAATATGTGCAGCCCGCGCCAATACGCAGCCTGGTGGAAACTGATAAATCGTATCGTTCTTCTGCAAGGATCGCAGCTTCTTCTGTATCATAGGGGCCAACGGGGTTAAGGTTCAAGTCTGGATAATAATATCCCGGCTGGATGTTTGAGTAGTAATACCCGCTTATTATCTCTTCTTCTGATATATAAATTACTGACGGCATAATGTAATCCTTTACTAATTTTGAACCAACTGCAGGATCCTGCAAGTTCTCCCAGGCTTCCAGGATCCTATAGATGAATCAAGCTGCAATACTTCGAGCTTCCTCTATGCAGTTATCTATTCCAAAGTATCCCCAGCATGAACCCAAGTCTTCCCCGGCTTCGTCCTGGACCTGATACCCGTATACATCCCCGGTCAAGTATTGGTTATATGTTTCAACTTCAGATACAACCCATTTCTCCAGGTCTTCCCGGCGCGCCTTGGTGATCCGCTTCCATCCTTGCATTAATTCAACCTGATCCCGGGTAGTATATACAAAACCCACCTGGCCAGAATCCCAACTTGCATGTTGTGCGCGTCCTATGAATGACCGGGTGGAGATTGAAATTCCACTGTGATCATATAGGTACAATGGAAGGATAATAACCGGGTCGTGATCTTCCCGGATCTGTGCTTCCAATTCATCCCAGGAGCTAAAATCTGCATGATCATATTCGTGTTTATCCCCTAGGGTATAACGGTTATGGAAGCATGCCATAATAGAGTAATTATCCCATTCCCGGGGATCCCAGGGCTGATCATCCTGGAATATGTTGATAGTATTCTTATTCACTGTTATCGTTCGGATAGGATCTGTCATTTCAATTAACTCCTCAATTCATTACTTGATAGGAATGGAACCGTTACATCATTTTGACGATCCCAAAGGAACCACGAAAAATCTTCCTGGTATACAGTGAACCGGGAAGGGATAAACTTGTTTAAGCGGTCTTTCGTGGTGTTCGTTCTCCATCCGCAATGGCGAGCTACTACCCGGTCATCCTGATAAAAGGTTACGATCTGATGACCGCGAAGGGTAATACCTACGGATCCGTCGCCATTATCCACGGCCCGGGTGTTATTCCCTGCAGGACGATCCGTTTTCTTCCCCAGATAATCTTTGACTTCTTTATATGTGTTCATGTTTCTCCTTATACTATGTAGTCAATCGTTCTGATACTAATGATCTCAACTGCCGCATAATTGTTTTTTAGTTCGGCAGTAACTTCTTCAGGGGTGTTGCAGGCGATAATCGCATATTGGATCTTGCCGTCTTTGTCTTTGTATATCGTGTCAAACTTTGTCTTCTTCATTTGTTTTGTTCTCCTGTACCTATATTATCGATTATTCAACACATAAAAGCACGTGGCATATGTCACATATAAATATTACATTTGTCAAAATCGATCTCTCTCTGTGGGGTCTGGCAGGTGCCTGGACTACTTTCTCAATTAAGTTAATCAACTTTTTGTGCAATATTGCCCCTATTATGGCCTGGGGGGTGATCTAATACCTAATAATGGCTTTTAATCGTTTTTATTGTGTGTTTGTGCGTGCTGGGGGGGGTCCTGGGGGGTCTTCGGGGGGATGTTTGTTTGTGCCTTTGTGCTATTGTGCGGATTTGTGCATTGTGCGGTTGTGCTTCCTGGGAGCTGCAGGTCCAGCCGGATCCACGCGTCCAGGCTGTGCTAATCGGATAGTTTTGGTATGCTTTTGATAATGTATGTTATCGAAACCATACAGAGTAGAATAGAACATATGTGCTAACTGGGTTATCATGATCATGTTGGTATCCTGGAATAAAAAAAGATCCCGGCTGCTTAACCGGGACCTGATGAATTACTTATGATTATCTGAATAATCGTATATCTCTCTAACTGGTATCATCGTTGCCCGGGATACTTCAATAATATCCCTATAATAATGTACCGGGTACTTATCACTCTTTGACGTTAGAATATACTTGCCGCTTGCCCATGTTACCTTGCAATAATCGTTTTCATATACTAATTGTGTCATTTTACACCTGCCTATAATATCTCCTGAAAATATTTGTCATCGTATACACTGATTAAGCGGGGATCGATTAAGCACTTGAAAGTAGGGGATAAGGGGACAAAATACCCTGCCTGATAATATCCCTCATATGTTTGGCCCGTGTGATGTGATTTTATCTTTATAATCTTTACTGTGCATTTTGTTACATCTGTATTCATTTTATTATCCTTTACTATGGGATCCCGGACCTTCCGGGATTAAATAAAATCTATTCCTGCGTTCGTTTCAATCGTTACACTTTCCTGAGATAAGCTATCCTTCAATAGAGCTGCGATTGATTCTACTTGGTCCCGGGCTGCTATATCATCTATATCGTGGTAACTCTTACATATGATGATATCTTCCCTTACCAGGTCCCCGGCTGCCGTGATATAAGATCCTTTGGTCTTATACTCTGTACATCCGCCAAAGATAGCGGATAGTTTACCTGCCACATCACCTGCTAGTCTATCCTGATATTCAGATGTTAATGGGATGTTTACTTCCCTGGTGCCTGGTATATATACTGCTATATATTTATTTAGCACCTGATACCATCCTTTACAGTTGATAATTCAGTTATACCCAGGTACCTATAACCCAGGTATCCTTTATTCTTCTGGAATAAAGATATAGCTTCATGTTCACTAATAGCCCAAACGCGCCACTTGTGAACTGTAGGGCCAAACTTGCAAGTTATCTTATATAGCTTCATGTTATCTTCTCCTGTATATAAATAGAATGTATATACTTATTATACTCATTACGATATACTTGTCAATAGGCAATATTCCAGGCTGCCGGGGGCCTGGACCCTGCCTGGTATCCTGGTATGATCGGGCTGCCTGCCTGCCTGGTATATCCTGCCTGCCTGCTACCAAACGGTTAACACTCACACACGCACACCCGCACATGCACTCAACCACTTAAATAATTCTGTAAAATAGCAATCTTGGTTTTTCTCCCCTTTAATTACATTATCTGTGGTACGGTGGAATGGGATGAATGTCACTATCCATGATCAGCAGAAATAGTGTAATATGCTTATATGATAATAAACGGAAACGCTTTGAACATCCCTTTGCGGGATAAGTCTGTCCAGATGTGCGTGACAAGTCCTCCGTATTACGGATTGAGAGATTACGGTACTGCCAAGTGGGAAGGTGGGGATGCTGATTGTGACCATCTAGCTCCTCCAGGTGGAGGACATGGTGACAAATCGCCTATTGGAAGCGGAGCTCGAGACATAGAGATTATGAGTAACCAGCATTATCGTAATACTTGTAAGAAATGCGGTGCTGTTCGTATTGACGATCAAATCGGTCTAGAAGAATCTCCTGAGCAGTATGTAGAGAAGTTGGTGCAGGTTTTTAGGGAAGTGAAACGGGTGCTGAAAGATGACGGCGTGCTGTGGCTGAACTTGGGAGATTCCTATGCCAGTTCTCCGGCAGGAAATAAAACTCCATCCGGTTTTCAGCAAAAATCTAAAGCGGGTCAAACTGGTGCATTAGCGCAGTTTAGTGAAACAGCAACAAAAAAGAATTTCGGAGAGTGCAAGCCAAAGGATTTATTAGGAATCCCCTGGATGGTAGCGTTTGCCCTTCGTGCTGATGGGTGGTATTTGAGATCGGACATAATATGGCACAAGCCGAATCCTATGCCTGAATCTGTGCGGGACAGACCAACTAAAAGCCATGAGCATATCTTCTTATTGAGCAAGTCGCAACGGTACTTCTACGATGCTGATGCGATTAGAGAGTCGCTTGCAAAATCAACACTAAACGACATACGCATAGACTGTATGTCTAGTAGACCAAACAAAAAAGCACACGAGTTGGTGAAAAATGGAACACACGGTTCGGGAGGCATTGGAGACCCAACCAAAAGACGTTCAGAATTAATCAATCTGGCGGGTCGAAACAAGCGTGATGTATGGACAGTAACAACGAAGCCGTACAAGGGCGCACATTTCGCAACATTCCCGCCGGACCTGATTGAACCGTGTATATTGGCTGGAAGTGCTATTGGCGATATCGTAATAGATCCATTTTCAGGAAGTGGAACAGCCTGCCAAGTCGCTATCAAACATAATAGGGAATGTGTCGGGATTGACCTGAGTTGGGAATATATCGAGCTGACAAAGAAACGGTTGGGAGCTGTACAGGCGGTGCTGATATGAAACCGTCTATAGAAATGGCCAAGAAAGGTGAAATAATTCAAGCGTCTGCTTATTCGACGGTGATAAGGGGATCGGATGGGTGGATTTATAAAGTTAGTACGGACCCTTTATTTACCTGGGTTGAGTTTACTATGCTGGGTAAGATGCTTGAATCGATCTATGTTCCTGTTGCTATGAGATTGAGCAGTAATGTTCTGGCTGTTGAGGACCTTGGAGATAAAGAAGAAAGTTGGGGTAAGGTAACGGATAAGGCGGAATTTGTGGCACATGGGGAGAAGATACTTGCGGCGTTGAAAGAAGCTGGAATAAGACATGGGGATCTGACGAAACACAATATTATCGTTCGTGATAATATTCCGATGGTGATTGATTTTGCGGAGAGCAAATTGTGGGATGATCCTGCTTTGGACAAAAGACCTGGTGGAGATTCTGTGTGGCTTCGTGCTGCGCTTTTGGAGATTGCTGATGGAATCGCTTAACAAACTGAATGAACGTGGGATTATTCTTGGTGATTGGGATTCTAGAAAGGTGAGCGATTTACCGCCTAGCTGGTTTTTGACGCGTCAAGTAGATATGCTGGACTTCCGTGGGGACTTACAGATCCGGAGTAATGTTGATATTGCGTTTGGTCGGCATGTTCGGATCATTACAGCTAGTCATAGTTTTTCGGGTGGTGGGTGTGGTCCTATGGAGCTGAAGAAATGTTGGATCGACCCGGGCGTATTTGTAGGAAGTTACGCTATATTGTACAATTGTGTACTGGAACATAATTCGTTGGTTGCAGTTGGTAGTGTTGTAAGCAGCATGGTTGTTCCTGCTTATTGTGAGGTGGAAGGCAATCCTGCCAGGATAGTTCGCAAATACGATACTGAAAGGAAAAGGTGGATAAGAGTATGACTACTGAAGATGGTTTGGATGAAGAAGACAAGGATGATGAAGAATTACATTCTTGTGGAGATATGAATCCGGATAAGAAAGGTGACGCTCTTAGAGAAATGCTCAATTCGCACGATTTGCTTGTCAATGACGAGTTGACCGCTTCGACGCTTACTGTGGCCGGAATAGTTGCGACTTACCATGAGGGTTTGCTGCAGTCAAATATGGATCCTGATGATGCCCTTACACTTACGATTGCCTTCCAGAGCCATATGCAGGATTATGGTTCGCAGGGAGAGGTTGAATGAAAAAACTCTTATGCTTACCCGCTCTACTTGTTATATATGTGTGGCAGTTTATGTGGTGGCAGTATTACGAAGTTCCGGTACTATTGGATCAGATTAGAAAGGATGAGACAGATGATAAAACCGAGTAAGATGTGGGCTATTTATAGTAACATGCACGATTTCTTTTATACAGGAACGTGTCTGACTAGAAGTGAAATTATCAAACTACACACAACTCAATTAGGGAAAAGTTGGGATTATTGCAGAAAGAAAGGGGATCGTGCAATTAAGGTTGAGGTTCGAGCAACCAGGTTGGACAACCAATGATCTACATAGACCCTGGACTGACGATTATCAAAGCGCAGGTCACCGTATCTGTGATGGGGCTGGTTGGACTTTTATTTCTATTGAAAAGGATGAGACGATGGATGAACTGAGCAAAGCAGAACGGGCAGCACTTAGTAGATTTGGCAAAGCAGAACTGGAGATACACGAAGAGTTTGAGATTGGGCGTGAAACGAGCGCATTGGATGAATACGTCCAGAGAATGAATAGGTTGGTAAAAGAGCGTACCCTTTTCTGCCCTGACGAAGATTGGTGGGAAGAAGTAAAGGTAGAACTAGCCGACCTCAAAGAGCAGTTGATTGAAGAATCAAGAGGTAGGAAGTTTTGGCATGATTGTGCAGAAGGACACAAAACCGAAATATTACTACTCGTGGATGAAAAGAAGAAAGCCAACGAAGATTCTGAGGTTGGGTGGAAGTATGCTCGCCATGAAGGTGATTGTAGAATGGTTGCACCACTCACTGTGTTGAATGGGTTATCAAGGAAATGTACCTGCGGATATACAGAATTAGAGAAAGCCCACAAAGAAAGGATAAATCATGCTAATATGCCCTAGATGTCACAAGACAGTAGAAGAACACGAAGCTGGTGCGTGTATGGATCGGTGGGTAGCTGAATGGATGGGGTGGGATTTAAGCACTAACGAGGAGTGTTGGTGCTATGACGGTGAGTTGCTTATAGATGTTTGTGATTGGCAACCATCCACCGACCCCGCTTGTTCACGGATGGTTTGGAATAAGTTGAAAGCAGATGGGTGGAAATTGACGATATGGGATGATAAAAAGACAGAGGTTTGGATGGGAGCCGTAAAATACTTTACAGAAACTAGCCGCTCTAAACTCTATGATGTAAAAACAACAGAATTAGATTTGGCAATATGCAGGGTAGCCCTAATGACAGGAGAATCAAAATGACTAACTTTGTTTATATTGGGAGATGCAAATGAAACTAGTAATTGATGTTAGTTACTATCAGAGAAATTTATCAGACTATCAATGGGATTTACTTGCCACAGTTATTGACGGTGTGATTGTGCGCCTGTCTTATGGGCGGTCAGAAGATACTAGGGCAAAATATTTAATTGAAACAAAGATCAAGCCGAGAGGGATTCCTTATACCGGATACCATTGGTCAGATCCCACTAGCAATTTGAACGCACAGGCTGATTGGGTTCTGGAAATGATGGATAAGTTTCAAACCCCATCTATCTATCTGGACATGGAGCAGTATTGGCGTGATTGGGATGCTTACATGGCGCAGGACTTGGCAAAGGCTTATGAAACGAGGTTCACAGATGAGCAACTATATTCTTTTTATTATCTATTTAGCAGGGCAGTTAGTTTAGGAACATTCTTGCCAGTAGATCATTATTGCGCGGATTGGTTCGTCAATAAGTATTCACCGACAATGCGCGGTTGGGTTGATTTGACCCCTAGTTATTGGGAAGCCAGGTACTTGCGTTATTACGATCCTGATATATTGGAACATTATTATTCTGTGAATGGTAAACCACTTCCAGACATTATATCAATTAAGGATATTGCAGATGATTCTATGCTTGACCATCCCCGCCAATTCGAGAGTTACATAGAGATCGAAGGGCTGAAAGAGAACATCGGCTACCATCTGGACTGGAACGTATTTCCTGACGAGGACTTTTACCGGATGTTCGGCATTGATCCTAACCCCGCTCCAGAGCCACACCCGCAAGAACTGGATAAGTGTCGTCACGGTCACAGCGGCGAATGGAGTCCAGGCGCTAATTACGAGGTGGAGAAATGAGCGCATGGTTAGTGGTTGATGAGTATGAAGAAGATTGTGACATATATTGGATATTTGAGAACAAGCCTAGACGGTCTCTTGGTCTTTGGGTTAATAAACATTCCTATAAAGGGGATTGTGTTCCGCTTCCTGAAGGTAGTATTGAATTATTACTCAAAGGCAGAAAACTTACATGGAAAGATGAACCTGTGGAGTTGAAATGAAAGTATTGGTAGCTTGCGAATTTAGTGGAATCGTTAGGGAAGCGTTTACTAAACGAGGGCATGACGCTTGGAGTTGCGATATTCAACCCACTTTACAACCAGGCAACCATCACGAAGGCGATATATTTGATATTCTATATAACGATTGGGATTTGATGATAGGACATCCCCCATGTACTTATATTACTTATACAGGAACCAGATGGTGGAATGATCCTGGCAGATGCGAGTTGAGGTTGGAAGCCCTAGATTTCTTTAGGAAATTATGGGAAGCCCCAATAGAAAAGATTTGCATTGAGAATCCCAGAGGTTGTGCAAGCCCAACGATTGCTAAATATTCACAAGTTATCAATCCATATTTATTTGGAGATGAAGCATCAAAGCCTACTTGGTTATGGCTAAAGAACCTTCCACAACTCAGGCACTATGAAGCACCTACTTTATTTGGAGATAAAAAGACGCATGTTGGAAAGGGTGAATTTGTATACCATGTAACCAAGAGTGGAAAAATAAAAGGTAATGCAAAGTGGTACACAGATGCTTTCAGGTTATCTCCGGAAGAAAGGGCTAACGTCAGAAGCCAAACATTCCCGGGAATTGCAGACGCTATGGCGGATCAATGGGGATGAAAGGATAATAAAATGATACTAAAAGTTCCATATTACAGTCAAGTAGGATTCGGGGCAGACGAACATTTCAATGATTGCGGGCCGGCGTGCTGTTCGATGTGCCTTGCCTATGTCAAAGATATCTCAGTAAGTCCTAACGATTGGTATGATATTGACGGATGGGGTGCACCTGATACAGATGTGGGGACGTATGCGTGGCAGATGCGGAAAGCGTTAGCTGAGTTCGATGTGGATTCGTTTCAATCAGGGTATTTATTGGCACAGGAAGAACAGCCTATTATTTCTTTAGTTGATTATGGCGTTTTGTCAAGGGCTGGTTATACATGGGTTAAGGCTAGTTTTCTTCATTGGGTTGTAATAGTTGGTCGGGATGTTAATCATATCGTTATCCATGATCCATATTATCCAGAAGAACAAGGGGCGAATATACGAGTTTCCTACGGTGTGTTTAATTCTGCTTTCAGGTGGTCAAACATAGCAGTTATAAAACCACCCTCAGATGAACGCCCAATAAGAAAGCCTGGTGATCGGCTAGGTAAACCTGAAAGGATGCAAAGGTAACATAAGGAAATCTATATGTTACTTAACGGGCAACTAATGTCCAGTTATCCCCATAAACAGGGTGTAATGGGACAGATAATTCTTTTTGATATAGGATAATACGCATAAAGTGTCTATTATCGTGAATGAAAAGTGTAAAATGTATAGCGATAATAACTTGTACGAATGAATAACGCATACAGAATACACGAAATTCGTCACTAAATGGTAAAAAGTGACGATATACGAAAGGAGTAAATGATGGCTAATTCTGGTAAGTTTTGGACTGAAGATATCATTAAGAAGCTGATACAGGATTACAATGTTGCAACCGATAAAAGCGCAACGGAATTCTATACCAGGTGGGGAGAAGAAAATGATTGGACCCATGATTCTGTTTCAGGCAGCATCAGGAGATTAGTAAAGGATGAACGCATAAAGAGAAGGGTTTTCTCTGAATTTGATCAACTCGAGGATCTCGAAGATGATGAAGAGGTAACTTCAATTGATTACACAGATAATTCCCAAAACATCATTTGCTCAAGCCCTAGAATAAAGAGCCAGGAAGATGCGATCAAATATTTCAAGATTGACCTTGACAAATGGAATATTGTGAAATTCAGAGTCAAATCGTCTGAAGGATATCGAAAGGACCGCAAGGTTGATTGGCATGTACGTGATGGGCATGTAACAATCGGGGATGTCGAAGATTCCGGAAAGATGCTTGTCGTTCAGCTTTACCACATTGAAATGCGGTTGGAAAGAAAGGTTCCAGAGATCAGGGCGAGAACAGCAATTGAAGAGATGCTCAAAGATGCCAAGAAGCACACCCCCAAATACCCAAAGATAAACTATGCGAAATACAAAAAAGGAATTCTGTGTGAGATATGTATTCCCGATGTCCATTTCGGAAGGCTTACCTGGGATGAAGAATCAGGTGAAAATTACGATGTGAAGATTGCCCAACAGTTGCTCAAAAAGGTTGTGAATGAGTTGCTTGCAGCTTGTAAGAATTACGAGGTCAGCAGAATCCTTCTTCCAATAGGATCTGACTTCTTCAACGTCAATTCCAAAACTAACACAACGGTAGCTGGAACTCCGCAGCAGGAAGATACCAGGTGGCAAAAGACATTCGTTCTTGGACGTAAATTGCTTACCGATATCATCGATACCTGTTCGCAGATCGCACCGGTAGATGTAGTTTCTATTCCTGGCAACCACGACGAAGAAAAAATGTTCTATATGGCAGATGGTCTTGAATGTTGGTATCACAGTAACCCTAATGTAAGCATTGACAATACCCCGAGAAGCAGGAAATACTATTTATACGGAAAGAACCTTATTGGAATAACCCATGGAGATATGAAGGTTGACAGATTACCGCTTAAAATGTCACTTGAGGTTCCTGATTTATGGGCTAAATCAACTTACCGTGAATGGCATATTGGACATCTTCATACGAAAAAGGGTGCAAGATATGAAGAAGATGAGAGCTTGGGCGTAATGGTCAGAACACTTCGATCACTTGTTACGCATGATGCGTGGACGTTCAACAAAGGCTTTTCTTCGATCCGTGGAGCTGAATCGTTTCTATGGAAAAAAGACGGTGGCATACTTGCGCAATTCCAAGCAATGCCGTAGAATGTAGTTGTATCTCAAATCTCGCCAGACGAGTCAGTAGGATACATCAGGCAACGCCGATAAAATCATAGGCTTAACCTCTAGCGAGGGATGCGGCGACCCGGATGTGTAACCGGGACATTGCGGGTGGAAGGTCGGTATCTTATGACCCCCATAAGGTCAAAAAACAGGGATCATCTCCCTGACCCGCTACAGTCCAAGAGAAGAGTGGGCGACGGCTCACGACAAGTACCCCCAATCACGCGAAGGGGGTATTTTGTTTCACCCATTGTGTTATATAAATTATGCTGTATAATTGTGTTATGAAAACACAGGATAAGTCGCGTGTGTACTTGGCGAAGGTTCTCGATGCGCTCTATCATGTCGATTTTGCTGATATTGAAAAGGCAGTTGATATTCTGCGTAAAGCGCGCAAGAACAACAACAACGTCTGGATCGTAGGGAACGGTGGATCTGCTTCGAACGCTTCCCACTTGGCAAACGATCTTCTAAAAATGGCTGGTATAAAAGCATTTTCTGTTCCTGATATGACAGCGGCTACATTAGCTTACGGAAATGACAACGGGTGGAGATATATGTTCGTGGACACCATAAGTAAACTGTATCGTGATGGAGATGTGCTATTTGCCATTTCCTGCTCCGGAAATTCAGCCAACGTGATTGCTTGCACGCAGTTCATTGAAAGACCGGTAATCGTGCTTACCGGAAACGACAGGGAATGCAGGCTTGCAAAAGAAATGCCAGATGCGATTATCTATACTGAACATGATGATATAACCATCCAGGAATCGCTACATTCAGCAATAGGACATCTAATTGCGGTAATACTTAGAGATGAAGTGTAAAGGATTTCTACACACCTGCAGGAAGTGCGGGAAGAGGTATGAAAGCTATGATAAAACAAACCCATGTGAGTGCGGTGAAGACAGGTCATGCGATAAGAGTGCGGTTCCAGGCTACAACTATTGCAGTTCGCATGGAGGACCTGCACCAAGCAGGAATTTCTACGGAAGAGGTAGACCAGTGACTACAGGTGCAGGCAGTTCGTTCCCACTTATGAGATTGGCAGCAAAGAATAATGAAATGAAAAAGGATGGCAGGATCCTTTCTAACCGTCATTCCATGGAAATAATACGTCGGCGTGTTGATCAACTTATAGAAAGAGTTGACATGAACGATGCGCCTGACCGATTAAATCAATTGCATAAAATGTGGGAAAAGTATATTGGGATGGCAAGGGATGGAAGAAGTGCAGAAGCAATGATTGAAGCAACAAAGATCGACCTTATTTTCAAGGCTGCCCGAGAAGATTATGTCGTATGGGAACAAATGTTCCATGCTCTTGATCTCGACAGGAAAATGGTCGAAAGTGAAGTAAAGGTTGCAAAGGAAATTCATGCCATTCTAACAGCAGAGGATGCTTATGACCTGGTTGCGAAACTATTGGCAAGCGTTATACAGATCGTTGATGATCCAAACAAACTCAAGCAAATTCAATTTGAGTTCGTCCGTATTACTGGTGACACTCCCATTGGATCTGAACAGCCCATTGATCTCGAGATATCCGAATGAATTTAGAAAAACTTATTACCGAAAAGATATCACAAGGGCTGAAAGAAGCGGCTGAAAACCTTGTTATACCTGACCCGGTTGATTGGATTGAAGAAGAGTTTCATATTCCAGAGACAAAACATGATCCTAAACTCCGTGGGCGTATTCAGCTCATGGATTATCAGCGTGATGTGATCAGAGAAGTATTCTCAAAAGATGAGAACGGCGATTTCAAATACTCTATCGTTGTGTGGTCTGATATCAAGAAGTCGGCCAAGTCAACGATATCTGCTGCTGTAAACATATACCGCGCACATCACATGGAATTTGGGGAATTCTATATCGTTGCGAATGATCTTAAACAGGCATACAGTCGAGTATTCCACTATGCCAAGAGAGCCATACAGCTAAACCCAAAGATGAAGGATAAGTACAGCATAGCAGGATATCGAATAACATCTCCAACAGGTTCTTATGTGGAAGCTATCCCAATCGATCCATCCGGAGAAGCGGGTGGTAATGCTGACGGAATTACTTGGTCCGAGCTTTGGGGATCCAACGAAAAAGCAAAACAAGATATGTGGACCGAGCAAACTATCCCACCTGCTAAATATGGTAAGGCTTTTCGTTGGGTAGAATCATACGCAGGCTTTTCGGAAGAATCAGACCTTCTTTATAGTCTTTATGAAATTGGCGTAAAGAATGGCAAGATGCTGTGGCCTGATAAATTGTACGAAGTAACAGAAGGAGAACCAACGCCACTTGAACTCTACGTAAATGAGAAGGCAGGAATGCTTTGCTTATGGAATACGCAACCTAGATGCCCGTGGCAGACAAAAAAATATTATGCTGCAGAAGAACAGATATTGCCCCCCAATCAGTTTCAAAGAATCCATAGAAACCAATGGGTTACATCATCTGAAACATTTGTACCTAGCTCCTGGATTTACGCGTGTAAGCGAACAGAGCAAGAATGGCCGAAGATAGACGTTGGGCATCATCCGGTTATAATTGCTCTTGACGCGGCTACATCGAATGACAATTTCGCTGTGTACATGGCGTGCAGGCATCCTACCTTAAACGACGAAATACTCACATTGTTTGCTAAGAAATGGGTTCCAAGTAAACATACTGGTAAAATAGATTTTGAAGGAACTGAAGAAAATCCAGGACCGGTATTAACATTACGGAGATTGATAAAAGAGAACAATGTAATTCAGGTCTGTTTTGACCCCTACCAACTGTATTCTCTAACCCAACAATTAAAACAGGAAGGGTTGGCGTGGTTCAAATCATTCAATCAGGGAACAGATCGTTTGATAGCTGATAGCCAATTGAGAGATTTGATCAGAGATCGCCGTTTTTGGTATCGGAATGAACCGGATATGATAGAGCATTTCTTAAACGCTAACGCAAAACTTGACGATCAGGATAGTAAGATAAGAATAGTAAAACGAGCAGATAGGTTGAAAATCGATCTAACTGTCGCAGCCAGTATGGCATGTCACGAACTTTTAAGGCTGAACCTATGAAAACAAAGAGATGCACAAGGTGTAAAATTATAAAACCTATTGACTCGTTTTATAAAAACAATAAATCAAAAGATGGAAAGTATTGTCAATGCAAACAATGCTGTAGTGAAAAATCGAAGGAAAAATATTATAGTGACGTTGGATCTGCTAGGGCTAAAATAAGAAAATATTATTATGCACATAGAGAAGAAAACGTAAAAAGAGTTATGGAATGGTCTAAAAAAAATCCTAAAAAACACAATGCTTATATCGATGCTTGGCATAAAAAACACAGAGAAAAAGGATTAAGGGCAAGCAAAAAATGGAGACAAAACAATAAGGATAAGGAAAGGGAAAAAACGAGAAGATGGCGTGCCGCAAATCCAGAAAAGGTAAGATTGCAGGTTGAAAACAGAAGAGCTAGAAAGCTCGGAGCTGGTCATGTTTCAAGTAAACAATGGAGAGAAGTTTTAGAAAAATATGGGGATGTTTGCTTATGTTGTGGGAACGCCGATAAACCAGTTACAATGGATCATATTATTCCTCTTTCGGTAGGAGGAAAACACCACAAAGATAATTTACAACCATTATGCTTGTCATGCAATAGTAGCAAGCATACCAAAACAATCGATTATAGACCAGGAGGAAGCAATGGCAAAACAGAACCACCCAAAACCACGTTTCAAAATAAGAGAAGCAACACCGAAGACCAGAAAGACCAAGAGGGGAATTGAACTCATGTGTCCGTTTTGCGTCCCAAGTCACCCGATAATTGCAGGTAAGGTCACATCTTGCGGAACGACTATCCAGGTGAAAGCTGTCCAGAAAATGATCCCACAAAGAACTGCAGCACGCGAAGGAATCGTTTGTATGAAATGTGGCGAGAGTACAGGTGGAGCGATGGTGCAATGTATGAACGGATATGCCCACATTAAAGATTGCAAGCCCGGGACTGTTCTATTGTCAGAACCGCCTGTATTCAGCAAGAGTGCCAAACTTGTGTACAACCTTCCCGATGCGCTGCGGAAGATCGTTGAAAAAAGAACTGGTGCGGCAAAGGAAATAGCTGAAATTGGACCTGATGGAGAGGATAAGGGGAATGTACTCGGGTATACTTTCTATAAAACTAGCGTATAATGTAAGAAGTCGAATTATAGATAGCGGAGGGTAAAATGTCCGGAAAAGGGAAAGCAACTCAAGTGTATGAATATCCATTCAGGCCACACGAAAAATGGACTCACCAATCAGTTACGATTGGCGCAGACGCGTATTCTCCTGCATTACCGCCAGGAACGGAATGTATACTTGTTCAGGCAGTTGGAGATGAGGTCAGGATGACTCTTGATGGAACAGCTCCTACAGGCGCGGTTGGTTTCCGTTTGCTTTTAACGGATCCTCCAATTAGGATTGCCATCACAGACAAAACCAATCCACAGTTCTTTGGAGAAGGGGCTACATCTGCTCTTGAACTCTGCGCTGGAGAATAAATAATATGGCCAGAACACCTTCACTAACTCCAGATAGCCAGTTTCCTATTAAAGCTATTGATGCCAGTAAGATCGAAAACCCTGATGTTAAATCATTATCTGTTCCAGGTGGATCCCTGCTTACATGGGACATAGCTTCTGCTTCTGACACGATAATGAAGTGGGGATCAAATGTCAAACGAAGGGATGAGCAGTTGCGTAACTTCTGGCCTTCAGAATCGTTTCTTGCCGGTGCCGTTGCAAGCGTTTGTTTCAACAGATCGTCAATGGATTGGGAAATAAGGGGTTCTTCAGACAGGGTTTCACAAGCTATAACGGATATGCTGATGTCTGCTATTGCTGGGCCGGAAATAGGTTGGACTCCTTTCGAACTTCGTGGAACACAGGATTTATACTGTACCGATAATGGTCGTTTTATTGAGTTGATCAGAGATCCTGGTATAGATGCAAATAGCAAGTTCAAGAATGAGAATGCTCCTGTTATTGGCGTTGCCCATCTTGATAGCAATCGATGCCAGAGAACTGGAGATCCTAAAATCCCTGTACTCTATAGAGACAGAAAAGAGAAAGTCCACAAAATGAAATGGTATGACATCATACCGTTCTCTGAATTCCCATCCCCTATTGAGAAAATGAACGGTGTGGGAGTTTGTGCTGTAAGTCGGGTTTTGAGACTTGCGCAGATCATGCGGTCTATTGAAATCTATAAAGATGAAAAGATTTCAGGAAGACAGTTCAAGCAGATGCACATGGTATCTGGAGTTTCCAAAACAGATATTCAGGATACGATGGATCGAGGGCAGGAAGAAGCTGATAACCAGGGCGCATTGAAATGGATCATGCCTGCGATTATCGCATCTTTGGATCCTGAAAAACCTGTATCTGTTGCAACAATTGAACTTGCTTCACTTCCGGATGGATTTAATTATGATGAAGAAATGCAATGGTACATCTCTGGATTGGCTTTAGCCTTTTCAGTCGACTACCAAGAGTTTGCTCCACTCCCGGGTGGAAACATTGGATCATCTTCACAGTCACAAGTGTTACATAGGAAAGCAACTGCCAAAGGACAGTCTACATTTATTCGTAGATATACCGAAGCATTAAAAATATACGGAGTTCTTCCTAGAGGTTACGAAATGGTCTACACCGATGTTGACGAACAGGAAGAACTTGAGAAACAGACCGTTCGCACAAAGGCTGTTGAAGAACATGCCGTTTCTGTTCGAAGTGGAATTGAAACTCCTAACGCTGCCAGACAGGATCTTGTTAAAAGAAATATTTACGATAAAACCATCATTGATGCAATTGAAGAAGATTACGGCGAAGATATTGTCATTCCTAAACAGAACTTGGGAGATGGCGGTGGCAATACAGTTGGCGAAGATGCTGGAAGGCAGGATAAGGGAAAACAGAATTCGACCGTTGGTGGCAGACTTCGCAAGATGATAGGGAAGAAAGATGCTTCCGGATCGTAAAATCCAGACTGACACTACCGAAAAACCAATAGCAGGTAAAGACCGAGCTTCTGATGGCGCGGTTAAATATGACGTTGATATTGCGGGATCTGGACTTCCTGATGGAATATCGACTGAAGCAGCGCAGAATCCTCCGGTAACAATTCCGACCGTCTATAACTTAACACTTACTGTCGCTGATACAGAATACAGTCAGGCTATCCCTGCCAATACCAGACAATACAGATTTCGCTGCAGAACATCATTTGCTGTTCGATTTGCTTATGAGACAGGGCATGTTGCTGTTCCAACTGAGCCGTACCTGACGCTTCCTTCTGATGGTGATTATGCGTCTGGTAATAATAATTTCACCGGAATGACATTGTTCTTTGCAAGTCCACAGGCGGGAGTTGTTGTTGAGCTGGAGTGCTTCACCTAATGAAAGAAATCCGTGGCGGTGGCAGTTATCAACCCCTTGACGCGTTCCTAACATCTATTGCCTCGCTCGGAACTGCTGCTGACAGAATGATCTACACAACCGGTGTTGATACGGCTGCTGAAGCTGTTCTAACGGGTGCTGGTCGTGCTTTGCTTGACGATGCTAATGCGGCTGCGCAAAGAACTACTCTTGAACTTGTGTCTGGTGGTGCTGGTGACATCTGGGTAGAGAAAGCAGGGGATGATATGACAGGGGGGTTGGGAATTGGAATTGCACATACAGCTACTTCAGCACTAAAGATTGGCGGAGCTTGGTCGCCTGCTAACGGCGGTGGTGCTATGGAATTTATCCCAGCACTTACTGTAAATTATATTAATGCTTCTGGTATTTATGCAAAACCTACAAGTCTATCAATGATAAATAGTTCTTATAAGGGGTTTTATTCACAACTCCCAACTATGACTATTTCTGGAACAGCGAGAATTTATGGGTTTTATTACGGCGGTGCTGGATATTCAGCAACGAAACCAGTCGAAGAGTTTGGTTTATATTTAAGCGCATCTATACGTGGTACTACTAATTATGGAATTTGGACTAATGGTGGTCTTAATAGATTCGGCGACCAGCTTCTTATTGATTTGGGTGCTGACAAGATAGGGTTGATAGTCCAAGCCCACTCTACCCAAAATGAGAATTTATTTGTAATAGAGGATGACGCTGGAGTTGATTATTTTGTAGTAGATAATGCAGGCAATGTCTTTTTGACAGGGAATCAATACTTGTCTTTCAGGGATTCAGCAATCGGAATTTACTCACAAGCAGACACATTCTTAGACCTGTACGCAGATGGGGCAGTAAGAATTGGTGATAGTGGTGCGGGTGCGCCTACCAATTACACCCAATTTGCTGATGACGGCAGAATAACGCTTGCGGGAACAGCAAGATACTGGATTGGATTTGAGTTAGATAATACCGGATTCAAAGAACCATCTTCCCAATCTGCTACGTTGGTTAATCGAGGATTAGGAACGGCTTATGCGTATGCGGATGGTAGCGCAGAACATATCCACGCAACAAAGAGAATAACTGGAAGATGGGAAGATACAGAAGTCCTTGAAGTTGTCTTGGTTTGGGAATCTCCAGCAACATCAAAAAATTGCTATTGGGATGTTAAATACCAACTTAAAGCACTGAACGAAGATATGAGTGACGTAGCATCCACTTCTTGTGCTGAACACTTAAAAGGAAGTTCTGCTACCGCTAATGGATTAGTTCATTCAACCTTTACAATTCCAACCGCTGCTTTTGATGCTGGAGATAAGATAATAAGTTTACAAGTATATAGGTTAGGTGCTGAAGTAACAGATACATTAAGCGCAATCGCATACTTACACAAAATGATCGTAAGAGGAATCGCAGATAATTTAGGTGGAGTAGTAACGTAGTTTTATTCAATTTAGTAAAAGGAAGTGAGGAAGCAATGAAAATCGATTTGAACAAACCAGTAATGAAGTACAATGGGGAACCGCTAATGGTCGATGGAGAAAAGGAAGTCGATGGAGAAAAGGTAAAGGAAGAAGCAACATTCTTCAAAGTTGTTGAAAGAGTAATAGACCTTACCACCATCGACGAAAAACAGATTGCCAAAGATAAGGTAACTGCGTTCAAGATTGGACTTAAACTTTACGGAAAGAGCAAGGGAGTTGTTACCCTAACAACGGAGCAGATTGCATATCTAAAAGGGCGAATGGAAATATTCTCCACACCAATGGTATATGGTCGTTTCCTTGAATTGATTGGTGATTTGGAAAATGAAGTAGAACCCGAATAATATGGATATCCGAGTAGCTTATTACGCTCCAGAATCATTATTACAGGATAAGGCAGTTCGTGACAGTATTTCCAACGTCATGAACAAAAAGAGCGCGCCTGAAGTAATAAAGCTATTTAAGAGAACCACTTATGGTTGGTCGAACAAACCATTGTGGGGAAAGAAGTTGGAACGTAAGAGTAGTTATATCGCAATATCCATATTCTCAAAGGGAGTTCATTCTAATCAATATGCGATAGTGAACGCAGGATCCCCGCGACACGATATATTACCTAGAAAATCCACGTTTCTTCAATTCAGGATTGGTTATACTGCGGCAACAAAACCGAGAATATTAGGCAGTAAAAAGAAACAGAGATTCGGGAAACAAGTCCAGGCTGAAGCAGTTGATCATCCAGGGTTTGAAGCAAGAGAGTTCGATAAAACAGTTGCAGACAAATATGAACCCATGTTCATTGATGATATGAACGAAGCTATTGCTATCGCTGCAGGAAATCAGGCTTCCAAGAATCTTCAGGAGTTCCACGCCTTCCTATCTTCCCTGCAATAAGGTATAGTCCAAATGTTCTAATTCGTGCTATAATCACAAAAGAGGTCAAGATGAATAAACAGCAAAAAAAGGAAAAATCAAGAGCAACTCGTCTGGCACAGACAGCCAGACAAGAGCAAAAAAGACTTGCGATTGAAAAAGCGCAGGACGAGCTTGATATTCAAGATGAACTTGATCTGGAAGATGGCGAGGTTGAAGTTGCAAAAGAGGTTGAGAAAGCCTATTATGGCAACTATAATGCCAAGTCTTTTTCCGAACTCGATGCTGTAATAGATGCCGAACAAAAGGCTGTAAAGGTAAACGAAACATCCTTTATGGTTCGGGACCTTGTTCAAAATATCATATGGGATCCCAACTTCAGCCTGGAAGAAAAAACAACTGCGATTAAGGGGGTTGCAGACGAATTTGGATCCAGAGTACGAACCATTGTGGATAGCCCGATGCAGAAAGATGCTGAAGGGGACATCGAAGCCCTAGCAATAGAAGCTACCCTGGCGCGGGATAAGCGCGATATGAGCTTTGTTGAGGGCATCCAAGATGTTTTCACGAAGGCAACTCTAACATCGGCGGCTGAAGAAAAGTTATCTGACGAGCAGTTTGCTTTTGTGGTTGAGAAGGACGGTGAGAAGATACGCAAATATCCAATTCACGACAAGGCTCATGTGCGTAAGGCTTTTGCAGATGTAGCGAATGTAATCAAGCAAGGCGACAAAGAGGAAGAAGCAATGTCTGCCTTATTCAACATCAAAGTTGCTGCGAAAGAAATGGGTATTGGCGTGAACATGGAGAAACATGCTAACGCTGTTGTTATTGAGAAAGATAACAATGGCGATTGGCGTGCTGTCGGATGGGTTACGAACAACTTCATTGATAAGGACAAAGATATTATCTGTGAAGATGCCCACAAGGAATATGTTGAGTGGGTTAATAAGAACAAAGATATGATGCCTGCTTCAATGAGTTGGCACACTCCTTTGTCTGTTCGCGAGAATCCGGTTGACTACGTTGATTACATGAATGGCTTCCTGGTAACAAGTGTCAAGCTGACCGAGAAAGAAGCCAAGGGTTTACTTAAAACAAAAAAGACGTATAATCTAGGAATGTCGCATGGATCATTTGTTCTAAGTAGGGACGTAAATGATCCGCGCATTATCACAAAATATCGTATGTATGAAGTATCGGACTTGCCAGTGGAGAAAGCGGCCAATCCGTTTACTACTTTCGATACCATTAGCAAGGAGGTTGAAATGGACCAAAAGGCAAAGAAAGACTATCTCGCTCAAATTTTGGGCGAAGAGAAGGCTGCAGCCTTTATCGACAAAACCGAGGAAGCGCAGAAAGCGTTGCGTGCAGCCGGTATCGAAGAAAAAGATAAAGTCGATGAAGTTCCTGAAGGGTCAGAAAAAACAACTGAAAAGGTCGCCAAAGAAGATACACCGGAACCAGGTGAATATAAAGAGTTGTTTGAACGGCTCTCGAAGGATTTTGATATGCCTGGACTGAGCGAGTTTGTTGAAAAGGCACAGGCAGCCCTTGAAAGGGTCCCTGTTCTCGAAGAACTCGTCAAGGAACTTTCTACCGACCAGGAAGACCAGTTGGTTGAAAAGATCAGACCATCTATTTCAAAACGATTTAAGTGGTCACAGGCATCAGAGAGTGAAGACAATATCCTCAAGGATGGCGAAGACGAAGACGAAGACTTGAAGAAAGCGGTTCCAGAAGCCAATTGGGTTTCAGATGCAACTGGAACAACTCCTGTAGTACAAGAAGATTAAGGAGGTTATTATGAACAAGAATTTTGACAAAGGCACCGTTGATCCCATGCAAGTTATGACAGCTCTTGCTGATTTGATCAACAAAGCGGGTGCAAGTAATATCCATAAAGATCAGACCGCAGGTGCGCCTATCGGCCCCTACGTACATGGTCCTGGTGGGCTATTTGGTGTGCGTGGTCTTGAGAGAGATGTTATTTCAACCCACACCCAAATAACCGGATCTTTGGGCGAAATGATCCCGATCCAAGGATCCAAAGACACTATGCCATTATTTCCGTACATCACTGGCTTCTTACGCAGTGATCAACACGAAAAAGATGGTGTCTGTGACGATCCGCCTGAAGCAGCCAACTTCAAGACCTGTATCCAAACGACTGTTTTCGGTCGTAAGGAATTTAAGACACGACAGGTTGAGGTAAACCGCATCGGGCAGAAACTCAATCGTGGAGAATTCACTGATCTTAACATCCAGAACGGTCCATTGGTCAACGGAATGGGTGGGCTTATGCAGGATTTCTACGGACTTTCCAACCAACAGGGTATTTTGGCTGGACGAGAAATGGTTGCCAGGATGACCGAAGTCGGCGTAGCATTCCAGAGATGGTATTGCCCTAGCGTGTACACCGGAAATCCCGATAACAACGCTGCAGGTGGCGGATACAAGGAATTCCCCGGACTTGATCTTCTGATCGGCACCAACAAGATCGACGCTGTTGCCGGAACTGCTTGTCCGTCCCTGTACTCCGATGTGAAGAGTTTCTCATATCGTGAGGTTGACGACGCGAATGATCCTGACCTGGTGAAGACCATCACAACCATAATGCGGATTCTTAACAGGAAAGCAGCCCAACAGAACTTGGCTCCTGCAGACATCCGTATGGTTATGCGAGAACCTTTGTTCTATGCCATTACTGAAATCTGGCCATGCCGATACAACACTTATCGCTGCGATGTGATCGATGGTGATAATATTGATCCTGTTCCTAATCTCGACGCTGCTGCAATGGTTAGAATGCGCGATGAGTTACGAGCTGGACAATACCTGTTGGTAGACGGCCGAAAGGTTCCTGTCATTCTGGACGACTGCATCCCTGAAGATAATTATGCTGACAACGCAGCCATTCCTATTGGTGGATTCGCTTCAGACATCTACTTCGTGCCTTTCAGCGCACGAAACGGAACTATCAAAACGCTGTATTGGGAATATTATGACTACAGCCAGGATGTGCTTCCTGATATGGAAGTTTTGAAAGCATCCAGCTTCTTCTGGTCTGATGGTGGATCCTTCCTGTGGAGCGTGAAATCTCCGGACAACTGGTGTATCGAAGCCATCGCAAAGACCGAGCCACGACTGATTCTGCGTACTCCGCAGTTGGCTGGCCGACTGACCGATGTTGCTTACGTACCGTTACAACACACCGATGATCCTCTGCCTTCACAAGACTATCATGTGAATGGAGGAATTAGCACCGGATATCCTTCACCGAGTCCATTTGCTGAATGGAACAAAGACGGACCTGGCGTCCCCGCATAACATAACCTTAATTAGACTGAGTACCCCTTTCGGGGTACTCTTTATGTTACATTCATCACTTTACAATTTTAGGTAATTGCCTGTATAATAGAGTGTAGAAATAGATACGCATGATCAGCGTATTGAACACGATGCTTCCTCGCCTTTCTACACTCTATTATGCAGACGGAAGCAACAAAGGAAGCAGATGAAAACAATCCCACTAACTAAAGGAAAATCCACTATAGTTGATAACGATATGTTTAAGTATCTAAATCAATGGAAATGGTGTTTAATGAGTAGTGGAAATGGTTACGCGGCAACTAAATATAATAAAAAGATAATTACAATGCACAGATTATTAATCCATGCTCCAAAAGGAATGGAGGTTGACCACATTAATGGTAATGGACTAGACAATCGAATATGCAATTTAAGAATCTGCACGCGATCTCAAAATCAAATTAATAAAGGTTTGCAAAAAAATAATACAACTGGGTATAAAGGTGTTTCGTTTATAAAAAAACATAGAAAATATAGAGCGACAATAAGGATAAACGGAAAAAGTATGTACCTTGGTGAGTTCGAAAGTGCTAAAGGGGCAGCATTTGCTTATGATAATAAAGCGAAAGAACTATTCGGAAATTTCGCCAAACTTAATTTTGTGGAGGAACCATGTTAGAAGGAAGCATACTTATTACAGGGGGAGCTGGATATCTTGGCAAAGCCATTATAAAGAAAGCAACTGAAGAAAAGTGGAGTTGTAATATCACGATCTATTCGACTGATCCGGTGAAACATATCAAGATCAGGAACGAATTCCCTCACGTAAACTCAATCATTGGTGATATCAGAGAGAACGTAACTCTCTATAATGCGATGTCTGGAATGGACATCGTTATTCATGCTGCTGCGGTGAAACATATTGACATAAGTGAATACAACAGCATTGATACTTTCGATATCAATGTTAATGGATCTCTCAATGTTCTGGATTGTGCAACCCAACTCGGGATCTCAAAAGTTATCGGAATCAGTACGGACAAAGCGTGTAATGCTGCCAACGCTTATGGAGCATCTAAATATGCTATGGAAAAATTTTACCAGGAATACTCAAGGATGGGATTCAAAACAACCTATCATCTTGTCAGATACGGAAATGTGATTGACAGCACAGCCAGCGTTCTTTCTAAATGGAAACAACTGAATGATGCAGGAAAACCGATCAAGATAACTAATCCTGCAATGACAAGATTCTGGTTATCCCCGAGCCAGGCTGTCCGATACATTTCGGAAGCGTTAGAAATGGAGAGTGGTCATATTTATGTTCCTAAACTACCGTCACTTTCAATTGGCAAACTTGCTGATTATGCTATTGGTGATTGTGAAAAAGAATCAATGCCGATTAGACCTGGTGAGAAGATGCACGAAATGCTTATTACTAAAGATGAAGTTGACTTTGTGGAAGTTTTAGCAGGATTCTTCAACTTAAGTCCATCTACAGAACCGAGAATGTATGATGGAAAAGTATTTCCGTATACATCGTGTAGATCACGAACGCTAACAAGAGAAGAACTGTGGGAGCTGTTGAATGACTAAATTAAATGTTCCTATGGTTTTGCCTATTGTAAAGGAATTCTGCAAGAAACACCTTGCTGGCGGTACACTACATATTGTCCTTTCAGATCAGAATATAGACGATAGCAATCTTGAGTTTTGCATGGAATATGCGATTAAGAATGACGATATGGAAGGATACGCTATAGCGTGTATTCTTTATGCAATGAGCCGGACGCAGAGACTTAAAATAACTAATTTGTGTTGGAGTTCAAATGACTAAAAAGGAGAAATGTGTGCTTTGTGGACTTGAGAAAGAAGTGACTATATGGACTGGTGGCCCAGACCCAATACCAATAATTGACGGAACTTGTTGCCAAGATTGTTCTGATTTATGGCACAACCGGCTCAAGGTAGATATCAAAAGGCATGCAGTGGAAATTTACGGGGGAGAAAATGACTGATCTGCCCTTCTTGTCCATCTGCCTTGTAACCTATAAACGAACAGAAGAAGCAATCCGGACTATTCGGGGAATTGGCAATAACTTAGATTACCCTGAAGCTAATTTCGGATGGTTTATCAATGACGACGGATCTCCACCGGAACACATGGAAGCTATCAGGGAAGAACTGTCAAAATACGGACACAGGATCATGTGGGTTAACACAGAACGGTTTGGCGGTGGGACCTACAATGCTGGTAAGGGATGGAATGCCTGTATGGGAAATGGTTATCAGAACAGCGATTATGTCTTGTGGTTGGAAGACGATTGGGTTCTGGAAGAGAAGTTGGACATCAAACGGCATATCCAGTTATTGAGCGAACGTGAAGATGTTGGTATTATTACCTATCGTGGGTTGACTGAAGGAAGTGATTTGACTGTTACAACCCATGGTGGATTCCATTACCTCATGTTCGAGCGTACTTCTAATATGGCTTATAGTGGGAATCCGCATTTACGACATGCTCGGTTTATTCGTAAGTACGGTAAATTTACTGAAGACCATAACCCTGGAGATATGGAGATTAATTACGATAACCGATTCAGGCACAGAACGGGTCCTAATATCTGGCGACCTGCCGATATCAACCCGTGGGGTGCGTTTGGACATATCGGGAAAGAGAAAACTTTTAAGTGAAAGGTTTATAATTGAATAAGCAAGAGTTCCTGGAAATATACCAAGTATGCGAATGTTGCGATTTCAATAGATCGGAGCAGATTCATCATTGCATATTTGGGCAAAGGAAGAGTGAACCTGTAGCAGTAAAGCGATGGTTGAACAATATCATTAATTGGCAGGCTACATGCGGTGATTGTAATGTAACGACAAGGCAGGCGAATCATTATCTCAACAAGGTGAAGCATATCGAAAAGAGAATGGCTGAAGGATACGATGTGTTTGAATGGTTGAATCAAGCACCTGATAAATGGCAAACGATAGCTGAGTTCAAGCAATTATTAAGGATTGCTAAAGGATAGAGATATGGATGGATCGAATAGAATTTTTGAGTTTTTTTATCCAGAAAATGATGTTGGCGGTTATCATTTTATTTCAATTATTGTTTGGGAAACCAACCTGGATAGACATGACAAGGTAACGGGTTGGAATATAATGCCAACTCGTATCTTGGAAGGCAGGTTTGTCGTGAATGGAAATTTGAAACATTTTGTTCTTGAGTGTGCAAGTGACGATAGCCACAATAGTTGGGCTGGCATACTTGAATATGCAGAAAGGCTAAAAGAGGGATGGATGAAAGCATTCCCTATTGCTGAAAAATTAATGAGAGAGAACCATAAATGACAACATACGACGGTGAATCTAAAGATAACTGGATGAGAGGATTAGTTTCAATGGACAGGTGGAACATAAAGCACATGCTTGCCATGCTTGCTTTATTCTGGCCGGTTGAATCGATGCTTGACATTGGCTGTGGTGACGGAATTATGCTGCATACTGCCAGGAAACTTGGAGTAGAAGCGTTCGGAGTTGATCAATTAGTTGACGACACTTGGCCTGATTACTTCTATCATAAGAACCTGGTTGATTACTTTGAACTGCCGAAACAGGTTGATCTGGTGATGTCGATTGAAGTCGCAGAACACATCCATGAGAGCGCACATGCTACCTTGTGTGATACGCTTTGTAATAACCTTAAAGAAGGAACGAACAAGTTTCTTATCTTTTCTGCTGCACGACCTGGGCAGAATGGAACTGGACATATTGCCTGTCGCCCTGCGATGTATTGGGGTGAAGAATTCACCAGGCGTGGATTGGTTGCGAATGATATGATGACAATGAACCTTGCGTTGCTGTGGAATAGGATAAGGTCCCCTTTGAATTATTTTTATGACAACCTTATGGTCTTTCATAAAGGTGGCACAGAATGATTTTAGTTAAAGCACCCTTACGCATATCCCTTGTTGGTGGAGCGACGGACGTACCCGAGTTCTATAAGAAGTTTGGTGGAGCTGTCGTCAGCTTTTCTATCGACAAGCATATCTACGTACTGATCAATAAGAAGTTTGACCATGGAGTACGGGTAAGCTATTCTGTCACAGAAAACGTGGATGAACCGGAACAACTGAAGCATGATATTGTCCGTGAAGCATTGAAATTGACTAATACTAGATCGCTTGAAATAGTTTCTGTTGCCGATATTCCAGGAAGCGGGAGTGGATTGGGGTCCTCAAGCACCTTCTCTGTTGCTATTACTATGGGAATCCGTGCATATCAAGGGAAAACACTTAACCGTCACCCCGGGGTATTCGCTGAAACAGCTTACCATATTGAAAGGGATCTGTGTGAGCATCCGGTTGGAAAGCAGGATCACTATGCTTCAGCTTATGGTGGGATAAACTTCTTTGAATTCCAGAAGGATGATAAGGTCATTACAGTTCCTATCAGACTTACCGATAAGAAATTGCATGAAATGGAAGATCACTTTATGCTGTTCTGGTTGGGCAAGACAAGAGATGCAAACAAGATATTGAGAACGCAGGCAAGGAACTTCTCTAACGAAGATACCGTTTGGTTGGGAAATAGGATGAAAGATAATGCCTATAATCTTGCGGAACGCCTTCAGAATAACAATATTGATGGAATTGGCGATTACCTGCATAATAATTGGTTGCTGAAGAGACAACTTGCTGAAGGAATAAGCAATAGAAGGATAGACAATATCTATGGCAAGGCTATCCAGGCTGGCGCATCAGGCGGGAAGTTGTCGGGTGCCGGTGGATCTGGATTCCTTTTCTTCTATGCTGATCCTGATAAACACAAGGATATCGAGAAAGCTGTTGACCTTCGCAGAGTTGATGTGAAGGTTTCAAAGAAAGGTGCAAGCGTGATATGCCATGAGTGATTACAGAGTAATCGTTTCAACGTGCGATAAATACATTGACCATATGCGCCCGTTCATTCACCAATTTATGAAGTATTGGGGAAACGGACAACAGGTATTAGTTGCTGGATTCACTTCCCCTGAATTCTCAATGCCCAAAAACTTCAGGTTTCACAGCATTGGAAAAATGAGAGACTATCCGCTCAACAAGTGGTCTGATTCGATCATAGACTTACTCAATTATGTGGTAGATGATGTCTTTGTGTTTATGCTTGAGGATTACTGGATAACTGATCATGTGGATAAAGAGGGTGTGCAGCTTCTTGTGGATTATGCTAGAAGCAACCCTGATATCGTCAGAATCGATTTGACAATTGATAGATACAATACTATGAAATTCCACCCTGAATTCGCTGGAAAATATGATTATGAAGGTGGAAAATTAGGACATCTTGACCTTGTGAACTCAAAAAACGGTGCGCCTTATTCTCTATCTGTGATCGCTTCAATATTCAACAAATATAATTTCCTGAAGGTTCTCGAGAAAGGTTGGGATCCGTGGGAAGTTGAGATGAAGGGAAGTTACAATGTTTCGCTGAAGGGATCAATGCGGGTGATTGGAACAGAAGGTTCTGTAGTTCCGCATTGTGTCGGAATTAGAACGCATCCTGAAGATAAGTCTGGTGGTAAATTGTGGAGAGAATGTGGATTTTTCAAACCTGAAGATCGTGAACGTATGCAGGAACTCGGTATTTTAGGTGAAACGGGATATTTCGAATGAGTTGGTCTAAAGGTATTGCAGAATGGACAGAAGGTGATACGGCTTATGTATCCGTTGCCTTTTCATGGAAACTTCCAGAAGCATACCAAAGATGTGTGTGGTATCAACAGCAAGGATATAAGGTTAAGGCGGGAGGGCCAGGAACTTTCGCAAACAAAAAGTATCTTCAAGGCGTTGCAAAACTTGGCGGATCGACCGAAGCGGTTATACACCACAATCCCGATGCTACCTTCGCGAGCAGAGGTTGTCCAGTTGGATGTTCGTTTTGTATAGTTCCCGCGATGGAAGGAAAAGAATTTACCTTGATTCCTGATTTCACCCCTAGACCAATTTTGTGTGATAGTAATTTGTCGGCACTTCCGGACGAATATCAAGATCACATTATAGAAAGATATAGAAAATTTGACATCAAGTTGGAAGGAGCCATTAGCGGGTTTGAACCAAAAACATTTACAGAAGATACTTTTGCAAGATGGAAAGATTTCTATAAGGGCTATTGGCGGTTTGGGTATGATGAATCTGAAGAAGAAGAAGATGTTCACAGAATGATACAGATCATAAAAGATATATCATCTTCGAGAAAAAGAGTATATGTTCTTATTGGGAACGAACCCTTTGAGGATTGTTATAGGCGGATTATGCAAGTTATCGAATGGAAATGTGAACCTTTTGTTCAACCAATGCTTGCGCTAAACACACTAACTAAAACGCCTATTGTCAGATACGATTGGACAGAAAAAAAATTAAAAGATTTAGCGAGATGGGCAAATAGGTGGATCTGGAGAACTGTAAAGTTCGAGGACTATAAATGAAACGAATAGGCGTAGGAACATTCAAGACAACTGAAAAGGTCAGGGATCTCATAAGTGCTGTGCTGGACAGTAACAGATTGAGTTACGGACCTTACTCAAGGGAACTCGAAAAACGCTTTGCAGAAATACATCAATGCAAGTTTGCCGTTCTATCCAACAGTGGAACATCGAGCCTTCAGGTTGCTTTACAGGCGTTGAAAGAACTGCGTGGATGGGAAGATGGAGATGAAGTTCTTATCCCTGCAGTTACCTTTGTGGCAACAGCTAATATTGTTTTATGGAACAGAATGGTTCCCGTGCCCGTGGATGTTGACCTTACCTATTATGAAATGAGTCCACGCCATCTATTTATGAAACATGAGAAATACATTACCAAGAGAACCAGGGCTATGATCCCGGTTCATTTATTCGGCCATCCATGCGATATGTCTTATCTGAAACCGATAGCCAAAGAATACAATCTCGAGATCATCGAGGATTCATGTGAGAGCATGTTCGTTGATTGTTCTGGAAAGATGGTTGGTTCGTGGGGATCTGTAGGATGCTTTTCCACATATGTTGCCCATTTACTGACGACCGGAGTTGGTGGAATTGCAACTACGAATGATCCAGAACTTGCTGTCAAAATGAGATCACTTATCAATCATGGTAGAGATGGAATCTATATTTCAAAGGATGATGACAAGGGCTTGAGCGATAAGGAGCTGAAAGAAGTTATCTCCAGACGATTCAACTTTACAGATATCGGTCATTCATTTAGGATAACCGAGTTGGAAGCAGCAATCGGGCTTGCCCAACTGGACGATTATGAGGATATGCTTGGTCAAAGGAGAAAGAATGCTGAAACATTAACAGTTAACTTGAAAGGGTTGAGTAATAAGTTGAATCTTCCTAGAAAGAGATTCGATGCCCAACACGCCTGGATGATGTACCCTATCATGGTGTTTGGTGACGAGAAGAAGGAACTGACAGAGTTTCTTGAGTTGAATGAAATAGAAACAAGAGATATGCTTCCTTTGATCAACCAACCGTGCTATGAGGGAATGTGGGATCCAGATGACTATCCAAATGCGCAGAAAGTCGATAAGTGTGGTTTCTATGTTGGTTGCCACCAGGGATTGACGAAAGGTGATATGCTGCGCGTTGCCAACACAATAAGGAGGTTTTACATTGAAAGATAAATCTTATTTTGAGAATTCGGAAGATTCAGGCCAGTTCTTTCCGTTCTTTTGCGAGAAACACCCAGGGCACATGAAGGGTGTTTGTGGATTATGTTTTGCAGAAAGGATGAGTGGGCGAAAACAAATGAAAAAGATATTATTTATGGACGACAGAACGAAAAGGATTCAGGCTGCATTGGAAAGATATTCTATTGGTAACGGATATCTATTGACCATTGTGACAAACGCAAAGGAATGCCTGCGCTATTTGAGCAAGTACGATTGGGATATCGTATCTCTTGACCACGACATGAACGGCATTGACTTTCAGGATCCAGATGATAAGGATTCTGGAATGGAAGTTGTGCGCTATATTGCCAAAACAGGATGGCCTTACGAACAAAGAAAAATGCCCGAATTCTGGATCCATTCATCGAACCTGTTCGCTGCGAACCTTATGATCGATTGGCTTCGCAAAGGTGGATTGAGCGCATATTGGAAGAAATTTGATTATGATGAAGTCCATGAAAAGGTTAGTATCCCTGTACCGCCCGATACTTGGAAAGCTGGATGGTTCGGAACTTGCATTTCGTGCCACAAAAGAGCTTGGCTTGATATACACGGTGAGCGTTGCCACAACTGCGATACAAGGGAGAGAGTTCAATGCGCACAATAATTACAGGCGGCAGCGGATTTATTGCGTCCCATGTCTTAGAACTAATGCTGAGTTCAACGAACAGCAACAATATACTGGTTATCGATAACTTTTCTACAGGGAAACTTGAGAACATCAGTAAGATGTTGGAAGATCATCCGAAGAACCTGGCTTTTCAGGAAGGCGATATAAACGATCTTTCCTTTATGATCAGGACATTCGCTGAATTCAAACCTGATAGTGTCATTCACCTTGCAGCACAGGCGGCCATATCAACTGCATGGAAGAACCCGAACTACGATAACCAGGTGAATGTGATTGGTTCTTTGAATGTCATTCTTGCATCAAAAAAAGTGGGAGTTGAAAAGATCGTATTTTCATCTACTTCCGCAGTATACAAGGAAACAAAAGCACGGTTGAATGAGAGAAGTCTGGTTGAACCAAGCAACCCTTATGGGATATCGAAACTGGCTGCTGAGTTGTATTTCAAATCCATGTTCCCAAATACAACTATCCTGCGGTTCGGCAATGTTTATGGTGAGCGTCAGGTGCCTATTGGGGAAAACCAACTCATTCCTAGAATGATTCGTCATTTCAAATATGGCGATACATTCTATATTCATGGAGATGGAAAACAGGAACGTGACTTCGTTTATGCAGGTGACGTTGCACAGGCTGTGGTCAATTCAATGTATAACAAGCCTGGAACTTACAATATTGCATCCGGAACATCGTTTTCAGTCAACGATATTGCAGATATAATGGAAGATATCTTCGATGTTCGTGGCTATAAATGGGATCATACCGGTACAAACGATCTACGCAAGAGCGTTAAGATGAATGTTTCCAGAGCAAAATCCGAACTTTCGTGGAAACCCTGCGTCCCTATACGTACAGGAATCATAAAAGTTGCAAATTGGTGGAACAATAAATGAATGGTGTGCGCTACGCCGATTGCCATCCTAATAGAAAATATCACTGTAGGGGATTGTGCAAGCAATGTTACGGAAAGCAATACGCCGAATCGCACAAAGAAGAACTAAAAGAATATTATCACCAAAAATATTTGGAAAAACGGGATGATGTAATTGAGAGAACTAAAAAATACGCAAAAAGATTTCCTGAGAAATTCAATGCGTGGAGCAGGGGTTATTGTAAAAGGAACCCACTTAAGAATGCCTTAAGACATAAAATATATAATACGAACAACAAAGAAAAAGTAGAGAAACGTGCAAAAAAGTATCGACTAAAAAATAAAGATAGAATAGCCAAGAGAGGTCACGATAACTATATGAGCAATCCAAGAAAAGCAAGGGCAAAAAGGCTGAAAAAGTATGGGTTAACAATTGAAGACTTTGAGAATATGCTTGAATCTCAAGGCGGGTTATGTGCTATCTGTGGAAAAGACAATAATGGAAAAACATTTCATGTTGACCACAACCACGACACGGGAAAGGTAAGGCAATTACTGTGCAATGCTTGTAATATTGGACTAAGAAGTCTTCAAGACGATATAGAAATAGTAGAGAAAGCATTAAATTATTTGAGGAAGCACAACCATGATTAAAGTTTTCGTAAGCCCTTCTTATTACGGTACTGCGCCAGATCGGGGGAACGGAGGTATTAAACGCGTTAGCGAAGCGATGCTTAAACATCTACCTACATTTGGTATCGAAGTAGTACACAAACCAGATCAGGCTCATATTATCGCTAACCACGGTGGGATGCAAACGCAATCTCCAGGCGTTCCTCTTGTAAACATAAACCACGGCCTTTATTGGAGTCGGCAACCTTGGGGCGCAGGATTCATTGATGTAAATAAGACGGTAATCGATTCGATGAAGATGTCAATTGCCCACACAGCTCCTTCAGAATGGGTTAATGTCGCCATTAGAAGGGGTGGTCTGTTTTTTCCAACCACCGTTAATCATGGTGTAGATTATGAAGACTTCTCTAAAAGCAAAGAGCCTGGAAACTTTGTTCTATATAATAAATTTCGATCCGACTTCGTGAGCGACGAAAAAGATATGCAAAGAGTTGCTAATCTGATGCCTAAAACAGATTTTGTTAGCACACTTGGGGTTGAAGCTCGAAACGTCAAACTGGTTGGAACTATGCCTTATGCGGATATGAAGCAACTTGTCTCAAAGGCTGGAGTTTATCTATCAACCGCAAGAGAGACTTTCGGTATCGGGACTTTAGAAGCAATGGCCTGTGGCGTTCCTGTGGCCGGATTTAACTGGGGAGGGAACTGTTCCATAATCAAGCAGGGTTACACAGGATATCTTGCTCAACCTGGTGATTACAAGGCTTTGGCTGAATGTATTAAAATGTGCTTTGCGGATAGGGAAACTCTCTCAAAGAACTGCATGTCGGATGTTGAAAATAACTGGACATGGGAACCACGGATAGAACAGTATGCTGAAATCTTTAAGAGAGTTTATGCTGATCATTATGAGAATAACAGGCCGAAGGTTAGTGTCATTATTACAGCTTATAAACTTGACAGATTTCTTTCGAAGTGTTTGGAAAGCGTATCGAAACAGACATTCAATGACTTTGAGTGCCTTGTTATTGACGATGCTCTGATGGATTCTACCAAGAAGATCGTTGCTGCATATAGAAAGAAAGACAAGAGAATCAAGTATAAAAGACCACCTAATAATCTTGGTTTATCTGGAGCAAGGAACTTTGGATTGACACAGGCTAAAGGGCAATATATTCGTCACCTGGATGCTGATGATTGGCTGGACAGGCAGGCTTTGGGAATTGAAGTAAACGCTCTTGACAAAGATCCTTCTATCCATGTTGTTTACGGACATCTTGAAGTTGTGAATGAAGATGGATCTAGAAATAAGAATAAATCAGGCAAAGTAATTCGATCAGGATGGCCTTCCGAGAAGTTCGATTGGTTTGCACAGATGTCACATATGAACCAACTCCCTTCATGTTCTATGGCCAGAAGGGAAGTTTACGAGAAATCAGGCGGTTATAGAATCCGTGTGGATAGGAATGAGGATGCAGACTTCTGGTGCAGAGTATCTTCGTTAGGTTTCAATATCCAGAAGGTTACTGAAAAAGTGCTGTACTACCATCGCCAGCGTGAATCCAGTAAAGGTGCTGTCGAGTGGAAAGAAAAAGGTGGAGAAATAGATTGGACTGCATTCTTCCCGTGGAGAATAGGACCGAAAGATCATAGAGATGCTGTAAGGAAGTTGAAAGCAAAGAGTAGTCATCCTGCCCCGCATCTTGTTCCATTCAGCGCACAAGGAAAGTCCAGGTCAATACGTCATTGGTATGTGCATGATTACCAATATCCTGTTGTCAGTATCATTGTTACCTGCGGTCCAGGACATGAGAAATATCTTGTCGATGCCCTGGATAGTATTCAGGCACAGTCATATCCTGATTGGGAATGTATCGTAGTTAATGATACTGGTAAGAAATGGGATAAAGACATCATGGGTGCGCCGTGGGCTAAAGTCATTAATACCAATGGTAATAAGGGTGCTTCATTTGCTAGAAATGCAGGCTTGCCGTACATATCACATGGTAGTAGTTTTGTTGTGTGGCTGGATGCAGATGATATCTGGCTTCCGTGGTTCCTTGACAGAATGGTTGCTTATGGTGAATTGAACAATGGAGTGATCTTCTCTGATCTTATCAAGGACGATGGAGATAAACTTGAGAAGTATGAGTATCCAGAGTTCGATCAAACAATAGTTGCAAAGTCTATGAGATATCCTGGATCATCTGTATTGATTCCACGGCATATTGTAAATGCCATGTGGGATTTTCAGAAATGTTGGGATCTTGATATTCCCGGTATGGAAGATTGGGATTTTCAGATTGCAATTCACCATCTTGGGTTTTGCGCTTATCGTATTGATGAACCTCTATTTGTATATCGATTGATGACATCTACCAAAAGAGAGACTGATTATGCTAGAATAGAGGATATACGTGCTTACATTGATAAAAAATGGCACGGATATAGAACAGGAGAAAAAGAGATGGCATGTGGATGTGGTGGAAAAAAGAAATCAACAAGTAAACCTGCAAGCACGATGAGTTCATCTGGCAATTTCAGTAAACTGTCTGCGAGTGCGGAAGATATTCCTGAAACACGGATGGTAGCTGTTCAATATGTTGGTCCTAAGAAAGAACCATTCTCGATTAAATCGAAAGTTGATCGTCAGGTACTTTATAGATTTGCCAACGATCATATCCATTCTGTCAGGAATGTATTCAGGGGAGATATTGATTTCCTACTTTCATTCAGTGACAATCTTGGTAATCCTACTTACAGGGTTATTGGGAGTGATCGTAGCATGGACGGCCAGAATCCTGCAAATGCTCTCGGGCAGGCTGTGCAATGACACTTATATCTTTTATGATATATGCTCTTGCCACATGGCGAATTTCATCTTTGTTGGTAGAAGAAGCTGGACCCTTTAGAATGTTTGTTAAGATAAGGGAGCTGACCGGAATCCGACACGATTCGGATGATCTGCCTGGAGAAATCCCCTGCAATTTCTTTGCTGGGCTTTTAAGTTGTGTGTGGTGCGCAAGTGTCTGGATCGGGATTATGTGGTGTTTGATCTCTTTTCTTTCTTTCGGGCTTTATCTTGCGATTCCTTTTGCCCTTTCGACTGCAGCGATTCTTTTGAATAATTGCCTGGACAGTTAGCACAATCCCGTTCTTTGAATTCGTTCCACTCTGATAGAAGACACATTTGGTTACAATTTTCGCTGTTCATTTATCTCGATAGTGTGTAATGTTGGCTTTTGTCAATTTCAATAATTCTATGAACTTCCAATCCATTGAGTCCAGATATTACAGTCTCTCCAGAATGTTTTCTGCACATGGGGTAAAAATCAAAATCGTCTAAATCAGGATTGAACCATAAAAAATATACTGCAGGTTCAAGGCAATTGTTCAGACAGCAAGTTGCTAATCGGTCTTTTTTATGTTTCATAATTTTTCCTCTACAAAAAGTATATCATTTTATAGAATCGACCGTAAGTGACAAATGTCATGTCTTAAAGGAAAAATGTCGTATAATAGGGCTATGAGTGAACTGCCTATTTCCTGTAAGTCGTGTGGAAAAGATAGTATGGTGGACATGGAAGCACTCGATAAAAAGCCTGTCGATAAGATCGCATCGGCACTCGGGTTTCATTGTTCTCATTGTGGTGCGTGGGTTACTGTTCACTACACCACCGCATCTTTAGAACTTGCAAAAGAGAAACTTATGCACAGGTCAACCACATCAGCGAAATTTCTTTACCACTTCAGTAGAGTAATGAAGAAAGCTGAAGGTATTCAGGAGAGATATGGCTAGAGCAGATACTAAAACTTGGTTAAGCCTTGACGAATGGGCAAAGATCATCGGTATGAATCCACTTCACTTTAATGGTCTTTCAAGCACTTTGTTCGGTGCGAACGCATGTGGATCTGTTTGGTTTCAATATGCCTGGCAGCATTCAGATAGGGTTGGAAGAGAAGAGGTTGCCCAGGCAATCTATGAAGCAGAACAGGATATCGCAAAGATAGTTGGTTATAATCTTGTTCCTGATTGGACAATCGAAGAGAGATCAGTTGCTACAAGACCTCTGCTTCCTGAAATGTATAGTGGATCGGGGAGAAATTCACGTGGTCTATTCAAGTCTATCGAATTGAACAAAGGGCATGTTATCAGCGGCGGAGTGATGGCTTCAGCATCCCTTCCCGGTGGGCTTGGAGCTGCTGTTGTAAGAACTGACCCTAATTTAGATGGATATTCAGAATTATGTACGGTCGAAGTTGCTACAACTCTAACGGACGAGAATCAAATCCATGTTTATTTTGAAGGAAAAGGCGGGGCAAGTGAATGGGAAATAAGACCTATTACAGTTTCTTTGTCTGGAGCTTTAGCCACAATCACCTTCAATTCTTGGCAAATAGTTGATCCTACAAAACTTGACACATTCGAATCTGCAGCGGTAGATGGAGATGTTGGTACTAACTACGAAACAACCGTTGATGTTTACCGGGTTTATAACGATCCTGCAACACAAGTACAGTTCATGTGGGAGAATGAGAATTGTGCAGACTGCTGCAGTTCATGTGTAGCCTGCGAATTTGGAACACAAGCTGGTTGTTTCAAACTAAGGAACGCAAGATTAGGACTTGCGGTTCCTTCACCTGCATCGTGGGATTCAGATGAAGAAGAATTTACTTCATCTTATTGGTCTGCATGTAGAGGTCCTGATCAAGTAAGATTCTGGTATTATTCAGGGTATCAGGATAAATCAATATCAAGGTATAATGTATCCATGTCGCCCTACTGGAAACATGCAGTAGCATACTATGCGGCATCGAAAATGGATAGACCTGTGTGTGGATGTAGCAATGTCAATCAGTTCATTGAACATTGGAGAAAAGATTCTGCATTCCAGGGTGAAGCAGGCGGGTTCCAAGTAACTCCGGAGCAGATGGGCAATCAACTTGGAACGTCAATGGGAGCTTTGTATGCTTACAAGGCAATACATAAACCTGGTGTTAGAATAATAAAAGGTTAGCATGGAAGAAATCATACACACGGACGAAAAAGGAAGAAAGTACAACGCGTGGAAGGATAGTGATGATAATATAATCCCTATAGGACCACCAGAAGGATTGGTAGATGGACTTAATTTACCAGAACCATTCGCAACCAATTTGCATAACGCCCTTCACACCAGAGGACTTTTCAATTATAGGGCTGTTTCGAAAAAATCTAGTTTGTTACAAAGTGCTTTGCAAGAAGCCTTGTCTATTGATGTACAACGCTTGAACGAAGCATATTTTCTATATGAGCAAGAATAGTTTTAGGAGGTAATAATGAGCGAACCAACTGCTTTGACCTCTCTCAACCAGAGAGTATGGTACGTTGAAGGCGGAGTGCATCCATCAAGATCGCCGGAAAGTTTTGGTCTTGGAAAATTCTCTGCAGATCCCAGCCATTCAATTGGCGAGGATACCAAGATAACTGCGCCAGATCCGAATAATTTTGGCGGAGATATCCAGGTAGGGACTGTTCCTGGTAGTGATGATAGAGCTACCCTTTCTGTTGGATCGAGATACACTTCACAGGAAGCCATTCTGATGCGATGGAAGAACCGAAGATGCCGTGTAGACATCTACGCGCTTACTGGTAGGTGTGGAAACCCGCAGGACTTCTCTGACGGTGGGGAAAAATGGGTATACTTCCCTGATGGGCAGATATCATCCCACAGCTTCGAGAATTTCGGTGGATTCGGTAAAGATGAGAACAACCCGACCAATGACTCTGTTGACATGACCGCAGAGGATTATTGGGAATTCTTGAGAATGGGACAGGACCAGGTTGCCAAAGCCGAAACCGTGCGAGAGGTTTACACGGTGGATGTCTATACAGGCGACATATGTGAAGATTGTCCTGATCCGTGCGATAGGATTCTTGCGAGTATGGCTGGAGCGTCTGCTACCCCGGGAACACAACCACTGCTTCTGTATTCAGATGATGCTGGTGAAACATGGACTACACAGACGATTACTTCCATGTTCTCGAATGAAGTCGTTGCTGACGGTGCGATAATTGGTGGGGATATGGTTTATATCTCCAATACATCGAACTCAATGCACTACACTAAACTCGAAGATGTGTTCGTCGATGATAATACCTGGCTTGAAACCACAACTGGATTCGTTGCTGCAAAAGCACCTAACGCAATTACAAGTGCTGATGTACGCCATAACTGGATATGTGGTGACGGTGGATATATCTACTTTGTGAAGAACCACAAGATCAAAGCCGAAGTACAGGATCCTGGCGTTGCAACTACGCAGAACTTGAATGCCATCCATGCTTATGACGAGAACAACGTCCTGACAGTCGGGGAATCCAATGCTGTGGTTTACACAGATAACGGTGGAACTACATGGAAAACTGTTACTGGACCTGCTGTTGGCGTGGCTCTTGGAGCCTGCTGGATGTGGGATGCAGACACCTGGCTTATTGGTGAAGGCGCAGGCGGAAACGGTAAGTTGTGGTTGACTTCCAACGCTGGATATACATGGTCGGAGGTTGGTCTTCCTGCAACATATACCAGAATCTACAAGATCGAGTTCATCTCCGAAGCTGAAGGCTATCTGGCAGTTAATGATGGATCAAAGGGATACATACTTCGAACCATAACCGCTGGTAACGAGTGGGAAGTCATGCCGCAGGGAAAGAAAGCTGTTGCAATTGGCAACTCATACTTGACCGATGTTGCTGCTTGTTCGAAATATGCAAACACAGCATTTGCGTCTGGATTGGCTACAGACTTAACCGCAGGGATCATATTGAAGATGTCTGCGTAATATTCAAAACAATAGGAAGTGAGGAAGCATGAGCGAAGAATTGAAAACAGCATCCGCAATAGAGGATGTGAAAAAAGGTGCGCAGGATCCTGGTCTAATCAAACTGTCAACTGGCGTGGTCCTGCGTGCCAAGAAAGCTAACCCGGCCATCTTGCTTGAAGTGATGACCATGTTCCCAAGGCCGAAGGTTCCGGTGTATTACAACAAGCAATTCAATAGAGATATTGAAAATCCGGATGATCCAGATTATATCGACCGTGTGGAAACTTACAGTCGGAAAAGTAGCTCGCGTACTCTCGATGCACTTATCGTTCTTGGTACTGAATTGAAAAGTACCCCGAAAGGTGTTAATAAGTGTAATGAAGATGAGTGGATAGGTATCTGTAAAACGCTTCATATAGATATGGATCTCGAGAATGAAACCTGGCGTTACATGATGTGGGTGAAGTTAGTCGCTGCGCCCGAAGATGATGACCTTAAGCTCATACAGGAGGCAGTAGGCAGGCTATCTGGCATCTCCGAAAAAGATGTCGAAGCAGCCGAGCGGTTTCCTGGGAGTGACAGTAAACCAGGATAACAGTGAGAAGAGTGTTACTGAAGTAGAGTTGGAACATGGACTTACCACTGGAATCACTCTCAAGAAATTAGGAGTTGACCTTGTTCCATTGTATGAGGAACATTCTACGAGGGTAGCGTATAAGTATACAATGGCTGAATGGGACGAGCTACCTTCTTTTGAAAAAGCGATTATGGTTGCTACCAGACGCATAGAACGCTCATGCGATAACATTCAGGCAGAAGCCAGTATCAAAGAGAGTAAACGGATGAAGAGGTGAAATGGTAGCTCCCGCAATAGCATCTAAAGTTGGAGTTGAATTATTTGTTGGTGGCTTGTCCAGCTTCAAAAGCAAGATGGGGCAGGCTGCCAGCATCCTTGGTATGCTGAAGCCGAAAGCAACCCTCATTGAGGGGGCTTTTAAGGGTCTTGGTAACACCATATCCGGTTTTGCAAGCGGAGCTGTAAGAACACTTCAATATGCTTTAGGAGATTTAATCTCAAGTGCTATTCAGGGGGTTATTACGCAACTTAAGGAGATGGGTACAGCCATCATTGAGAGTGGTGACGAGTTCCAAAGACTTAACATAAGGTTGAATAGGTTCAACTTAAATAATTTGACTGATTCTGGAATGGACTACAACGCAGCAATCACTGAATCCATAAAGCTCACTAAAGATCAGATCATGTGGACGATGAATCTCGGTGGTTTGACTCCATACGCTTCTTCAGATATTGCAAATGTTTTTTCATTAGCAAGGTCATACGGTTTTGTTGCCGATGAAGCACAAGAATTGACTGAAAGTATTCTTGACTTCAGCGCAGGTATGGGACTTGGCAATGACCAGATCGAGAGAATCGTTGTCAACTTTGGACAGATGATGCAGCAGGGCAAGATCACTGGAACGGAACTTCGGGATCTTGGCCGTGGCTCATTAGTTCCTGTCAACAGAGTCCTTGCCAGGGTTGCTGAAAATTTAGGTATAACAAAAGACGGACTGAATGACCTTCGAAAAGCTGGTGAAACTGATCCAAAGTGGTTTGTTGAAGCCTTCAACCAGATTGTTGCGGAAGATTTTGAAGGTGCTTCTAAAAACATGCTGAAGGTTATGACCGCTTCTATTCAAAACATAAAAGACCTAGTTGTAGATGGTCTTTCAGCTTTTACAACATTGCCTGTATTTGAAACTATCGCAGGTAAATTTAATAGTATAGCAGATGGTTTTTACGAAATAATTGGCGGCAAAGAGACACTCCGTAAAGATTTCATTGCAAATCTGGAAAAACTTGGTGAATCCATATCCAGGATAGTTGAAAAGATACTGGAGTTGGGTGGTGGAGGTCAAGGCATTGCCGATACCATTATTGCTGGTTTAGGATCCCTTGCAGATTGGGTCGAAGCCAACGAAGATAATATTGTAGCTTTTATTGAAGGATTAGTTGCAGACCTTAAATGGTTGGGGCAGACCATAAGAGATGTTGTTGTTCCGTGGATTCAAGATAAATTGATACCTACGTTAGAAAGGTTTGGTAAATGGTTCAAAGAAAATGAAGATGTAATAATGCCGATAATAATAGCAATCGTTCTGGCATTTCTAGCATGGGAATTAAGTATGATTGCATGGCGCATAGCAATTACGGTTGCAATACATGTTGTTTTAGGTGCATTAACCTTTGCCGCCAGTGTTATCCTGTTTCTTTGGACAGTTATACAAGTGGCTACACTAACTTTTGTATTATATGTTGAAGGAAAATTACTGGACCTTGCAAATTTTGTAAAAAGTTTATTTACCAGTGGGGATTGGGAAACGTCTGGAGAAGGAGCAATTCACGGACTACAGCGTGGACTAGATAGTGCTGCGCCAAGCCTATACGATTCAGTATATGACATTGGGGATAATACGCTGGGAACATGGAATGGCTTTTGGGGCATGGACTCTCCATCGAAAGTGATGGAGAACTCAGGTGTTAATCTCATGCAGGGTGTAATAAACGGGTTGGCTAGTTCAGCCCAAAGTGTTTACAATACAATAATTAATATTGCTAATGAAGCAATAAGGCTGTGGAACTCTATATTTGATACGCATTCCCCATCAAAGGTAATGGAAACGTCTGGAGAAAACATAATGGATGGACTTTCCAGAGGTTTGCAAGAAGGTGGTAAAAGAGCTATAAAAATATCGAAAGATACAGCAGAAACGATTAAGAATACCCTGGGAGCTGGCGGCGGAGCAGGAACGAATCCGTTTGGTAATGCAACTGCAGGGTCAAATACATTTCTAGGTCCGGAAGGCGATCTTATGCGTGAAACAAAGAAGATGGTAAAGTCACCAGCCGAATGTCCTCCATGCCCGGACAACGCTATTGCAGAGCGCATTTCAAGCGGAGTTTCGTCTGGTATGAGTAGTGCCGTTGCAAGTATAGGGAAGGTTTCTTCAGCTAGTATTTCTTCCATTGAGGCAGGCGTTGCATCTATTGAAGGCATTTCTGAATTATCCAGAACATCTATTGAAAAACATCACACAAGGAATATGAAGGGAATTACAAAGGTAGCTGAAGATGCTTCTTTCAATATAATGAGAATGAGCAGAGATAACCATGAGAAAATACTTACCTATAACGTAGGTGCGCTTGGTGAAGTTAAAACACTTGGCAAAAACGCTACAGGGGCTATGTCCAGAATAAGCCGAGATGCTCATGAGAAAATACTATTAAATAGCAGAACCTCTATTGGAGAAGTTGTGCGTGTCGGTGATGCGGCAATTCTAGGCATTGCTGATATATCCAAATCTTCCAGAGTCGCGCTAGAAACAGCAAGGGGTCAAACACCTGGAACTCAGATGCAAACATCTCCAACAACCGTTTTTGTTAGCCCTGTAGCAAACAAGGTGATTCCACCCTCAAATAATAATGTTACTATAAACAATAAATACCCAACACAGAAAATATTATTCGATGACGAACAGGGTCTATATGCAATATCGTAGGTAAAAAATGGCTGATCTGAAAATTCTTGTTCCTGAAGGAACGACAAACTACATCGAAAACCCGTCCATGCGTTTTGCTACAACTGATTGGAACGCTGTTGGATCAACGCTTACGAGGGTTTTGGATTATGCGCGCTTCGGAATAGCATCCTTGAAGATCATAACCGCTGGTGCAGCATTGAACGAGGGTGCTTATTACCGTGTGAACGACTTATCCGGAATAAACGATGCTGTCGTTGCAAGCGTGTACGTCCGTGGTACTGGAAAAATTCAGGTTCGCCTAATAGATAACCCTACTGGAGAAGAATGGAAGTCAAGTTCCGTAATGCTTCGGGACGATCTATGGCAAAGAGTAAGTGTGGTCGGGCGTAGTACCGGAACAAACGATATGCGCCTGTACATTGAAACAGCAGATGATACCGCAAAAGCAGTAACGATGTATGTGGATGCCGCACAGATGGAAATAGGAGGATATCTCACAACCTATTGTGATGGGAATCAGCCTGGGTGCCGTTGGAATGGTGTGTGGGATGCAAGCACATCTACAAGAAGTGCATACACCAGAGCGGGTGGCCGGTGGGTCACTATGTCTGGAAAGGGAAGAGATTTAGAAGACATTTATATGACCGTTTCAACCGGAATGGGCGTTGCTTCCGTATACAATAACAGGCAATCTTATTCTCATTCTCCTGGTGGATTCCTTGACAATGTGAAGATTAATGAACGCTCTATTTCCATGAATTTCCATGTAAAGAACAAGAGTATACCCAGGACTGTAAGACAAGTAAATTCACTTAAGAACCTTCACAAATTAAGACAGACACTTATCGATGTTATCAAGCCTGATAAAACAGGTGGTAACGAGCCGTTTTGGATCGAATACAAGGATGGTGATAAACCTCTCTATTTACAAGCTCATTACAATGGTGGGCTTGAAGGTGATTGGGATGTGCGCAATAAGTATGTGATGTCATTCCAAGTTCTATTCATTGCTCCGTCACCACTTATGATCGAGGATGATCAAGATAACTACAAGATAGACTTTAGCGACTCGAACTATTTCAAAGGAGTTGCTGGAAGAATAGATGGAGAATGGAGTGACTTGAACGGTGGGATGTGGTATTCCACTGGAATTTACGATGGATTGATCCGGCAATTCGCTTTAGGACCTAAAGGCGAAGTCTATGCAGCCGGAAGATTCAATGTTGTCAACGACAAGGCTGGTGCATTAAACCAGAGTGCGCCTGCTTGCAGCGCAGCCAGGTGGACTGGGGAACAGTGGGAATCGTTCGATGTTTCCATTACTCCAGCCGACGCTATAGTTTACGCAATTGCCGTAGCTCCGAATGGCGATGTTTATGTTGGCGGATCATTTACTAACATAGGGATTGTTGCGGCAGCAGGCATTGCAAAATATGATCCAAATACAGAGGTTGTTTCTGCCCTTGGAGCTGGTGTCACTGGAGGGAATGTTTTAGCCATACGGGTTGCTCCTAACGGTGATGTTTATGCAGGCGGATCATTCACATCTGCAGGTGGGAATGCTGCTAACTATATTGCAAGGTGGGATGGTTCGAGTTGGCAGGAAGTTGGCGCACAGGTTGGACTGAATCAAGCTGTGTATGATCTTGAAATCACCAAAGACGGAAAAACAATCTATGTAGGTGGAGATTTTACTGACGAGAACAATGATCCAGGCACACTTACTGAATATGTGTGTCAGTATGATGTTGCGTCAAATGTGTTTTCTGCTCTTGGGTTGGGATTCGACAGCTCAGTTTACAGAGCGAAACTATCTGATGCTGGTGAGTTGTATGTTGCTGGTGCTTTCACGCTCTGCGGTACACAATCAATGAAATACATCGCAAAGTGGAATGGATCTATGTTCGTTCCAATGGGAGCTAACGACCGAACCACAGGAGTTAGGGATATGAGCATCAATAAGGATGGGGATATTCTTATTTGCTGGAATGACAACGAACTTGGACCAACACAGAATAATACCGGTGCAGAGATATGGAACGGATCAGCATTTACCTATGTCGACGTACAACCAAAAACCGATACAGCTTCATCTATAGCATTGATATACGCCTGTATCTACGACGCTAAAGGAGATATATTCTTCGGGGGAGAACACTTTGGTTTTGCTACCGGTGATGCAGTAACAGCCTATTACTCAACTTATTCTGCGATAACTTATATTGAGAATGAGGGATCTGCAGAAGTCAGCCCTAAGATTTACATAAAGGGAGAGGGACGGTTGAGATATATCGAGAACCAAAGTACAAAGAAGAAGATATTGTTTAATCTTGATATTCTTGAAGGCGAAGAAGTATTTATTGATTTCGGCGCAGGTAAATTCTATTCAACTACTCGCGGAGACCTATTCTATTCACTTGAACAAGGGTCAGATTTCCGTGGATTTACGCTGATACCTGGTGAAAATAAAATCGCAACATTCATAAGCAATGATGTTGGTGCTATGATGTATATGTACTTCACACCTACCCACTGGAGTTCTGACGCAACCCAACATGGCGAGAGTTTATAATGGGTGCGACGTATGAAATTTGGTTAACAGACGATGGTGGAAGAAAACTATTCCCTTTAGATAAGTACGCCAACTTCTCCTACTCCAGATCAACTTCCTACTTAGGAACATTGCAAATACAGTTCACTTTTAAGGAGTGGAATGAAATGGTTACACCTTTCTTCCGTCCTGATTGGCGAATTGATATATGGCGTTCTCCTGCTTATGGATATCGGATGCGCAGGGAAGAAACCTATTTATTACGAAAGCCTGAAGTGAACACACGTGATGAAGATGGCGTTGATATGATCATGCTTCGTGGGCGTAATGGAATGGATCTTCTGAATAGGCGTTATGTCATTCAGTACGACGATACAGCCTATACAACGAAAACAGATTATATCGATGATATGATGAAGGCCGTTGTTCGTGAACAGATGCTTTATGGGAGCTGTCTGGACATCGATGGTGTTGTTGATAATGACAGGGCATTGCCGCAGGGTGAGTTTACTGTACAGGAAGATGCTTCTTTAGGACCCGAAATAAAAAAAACATTCCCAGATATGAATGTGTTGGATCTCATGAAGGAATTGCAGCAGTTATCTGTATCAAAGAACTATAAGGATTCCGATAACAAAAAGATATTTTTTGGTATCGTTCCTGTTGAGCTGGACGGAACACTTACCACGCTTGATGAACCTTCTGCCAGGACAGGGTTTCAATTCCAGACATTCGCAGATAGACGCGGAAGAGATCGTACAGATGGCGTTGAATTCTCTGTTGATAATGGGAACCTGAAAGCACCTATGTATGTTGACAATCACCTTGAAGAAAGAAATGCTGTGGTGGTGAAAGGAACTGGGACAGGAATTGACAGGGCTTCATACGAACTTGAGAATTTGAACCTGATCAGCAGGTCAAGATGGAATCGATGTGAAATTGTTAGAAACGCATCTTTGGATGACGATGATGAAGCAATGAAAGCTGAAGCCAATGTAGCCCTTGGTGAAGGAAGACCTATTATTGCTATTGATTGTGCATTTTTGAACTCACCAGGAAGTGAGAATACCCCACAAAGCCTGTATGGGATTGATTGGGATCTCGGTGATACACTTCCTGTGAATTATGCAGGCAAGCAATTCGAAGTAGATGTATTTAATGTTTATGTTTCAGTGAACGATAAAGGAGTTGAAAACATAAGCGGAAGGAGTGAGCAATTTGGTGATGCCGAATAGAAGTTTGGGTGAACTATCCAAAAAACTTCATAAAATAGAAACAAATATCAGGCGACTTGAATCGTTGATCCAGAAACCGTCTTTTGGTGTTGGCACAACATTCCCAACTAATCCAGCGACTAACTCTGCTTACTACAGAACTGATTTGGGATATATATTCTATTATACTGGCGCAGAATGGAGGTCAGAAGAACAGCATTTCGGCGGGACTTTATTATGTAGCGTTGGCGACACAAATAATATCGCACAAGCTATGAATATATATGATGCGGATTATGCGGTCAGTTGGATTAGTCTCCGTACTCTCCCCGCCAGTCCCAATGATGACACTGACTATTTTACTGTTTTTGTAATATCTCAAAATTTAACCAGAGCTTCTGATACAGTTCACTACAGTTTCGACGCTAAAGACGACGCAGATGATGATTGGACAGCCAGAGATGTAGCCCCAACAATTGCTGATCCTGGTACAAATTTTCATCACTTAGCGGTGGGGGTTGATATAAACAATTCCCCTGGAGATTTAATTATTCACTTCGACATTTTTTATTACTGGATCGCCACATAATCAAAAAACGCTATGTTTTAGCGAATATTAGACAAAATTGATACCTGAGTACCATATATACCATTACTCTTCAGTCCATTGGTGTCCACAGAAAAGAAAAACCCACCTGTATGGTGGGTTCTCTATTCGTTATGATGGATTATTACGGTTTTATTTACCTCCTTTTATTTTTCAACAACTTTTTGGAATTTGACCGACGGCTTTCCGGTCTTCTTGAATTCTTCAATTTCTGGATGAGATTCGGCATACTTTTTCATTGCAACCATATCCCAACCATCACGCCCTTTCGAGTACACCGCCATCAGATGATTTCCTCTGAAAGTCTCTCCGAGATCCAAAACTGCGTTCTTGATTTGATTAGTAAGCAACTTGACTTTTTCAACCATCTCCGGGGAAGTTGCAAATTCTTCCTCAATCTCCCTTATCTCCTGTACTATTAGCGGAGTCATTACCGAATCAATCATGGCCTGTTTCTGTTCCATGCGCTTTGATTCCTGCTCACGATATCCATGTAGCATGTCCAGCATATCTTTTAGATCCATACCACGCTCCTTTTACCGTAACCTACTTATGATGTCCAGAATAGCGTAGTATTGCGGGTTGAACAACATCTTTATCGCAGGTATTAACACAAATGGAGCGATTATAAGTGCTAGTGACCCAAACACAACCAATGTAATTTGACCCACTTCTGCGTTCATATCATAATTATCGTCAGGGTTGATTTTCTTTGCATAAGAAATTGCAAATACTCCACCCGCAATAAGGATTGCAACTCCAACCAAATAACCAAACGCATCAACGTAAACTTGCCTGAAGAGAATCTCCCATAAAACGGGTGCCGTGCTTTCGATCATATCAATCAGTTGTTGTAAAACATTTCCAATCGTATCCATTTATTCCTCCTTCTTGATTAATTCTTCCTGACCCATCGAACGCAGGGCTTCGGAGTGACCCGAATTGATCTCTTTGATAGAGTCTTCGGATGGTGCCTGGCTAAAGTCTGCGATGCCCATTATCTTCAGCAGGCATTTGACATGAACAGGTTGCATCTTCTTGGTTGAAGATTCTCCGATAAGCCACTTGCAGAACTCGTATCGCTTGGTCTTCTTTCCGTTGAAGATGGTGTCGATTGCTGAAGCAAGAACCTTGCGATCCCTGGCTTCTATAACAATTTCCGCTTTCTGCATCTTGTAATTCGCCGTCATTACAACAACCATGTTCTCGAAATGTTCCTTGAAGTTGACAGGATCGTATGGTCTGGTGATTGGTTCGTTGGCAATAGGCGGTTCTTCTGGTTCAAGTTCCTGGGCAGGTTCAGGGACAACTTCCTGGACAGGTTCTTGGTCAATAAAGACTTCATCTTCTTCAACATCCACAGCTTCAGCATCGATCAGTTCTGGAAGGGCTTCTTGTGCCATGACATCCAATGCACGACTACCCCATCCACCTGAAACTTCGATATGAACCATCCAGCTCTCTCCGCGTGACAACTTTCCACCTATATTGCGGGTGATCTCTTCAGGCTGCCGTGTCAGAACCATAGGTATTCCCGTGATATCCTTGCTTGCCAATCGTGCAAAATGATCGATTGCTGCTAACTCCCTGGAAATTGCCGCGATATCCTTTATACTTCCTGCACGGAATTCAAGGAATCCCACACGAATATGCGATATTTCAGGAACAACCACATTCAGTCTGCCGGTAGGTTCTAACATCACATTGACATTTTGATCCTTCGCATTCTTGTAAGAATAGATTGGAGCATCGATGTCAATCGGTTTCTCGATGAAATCTAAGCCTTCCTGCCCAACAGGTCTACCGTTCCTTACCAGGACAACTCCATCGTCGTGCCTGCGGTAGAAGATCCAGTAATCGCCTGCATCCGTGGATCCTGCCATGGCGATCATTCCGCCTTTTGAATAGCACTCGTAGTTTGCATCCCACACTTCTGAAACTGTGGGGAACGCAAGGCGGATGTTGATAGCCGTCGGCTTTTCTCCATATGCTTTGCGGAATTCTTCTTCACATTCAGGTTGATTCTTGAATGTCACTCGAAAATAATCGAGGTCTTTCGGGTAGCCTGTCTTCGGATCTTTGATCCCTTTACGGATATGTCCCAACCTTAAAAATGCTTTTGGTACGTTTGTTAATCCATTGATCGGCATGTTACCTCCTTAGTAACCTAAATCTTTTTGTACTCTTGCAACCGTTTTATCGTCTGGTTCCGGTGGGATCAATTCTCCCCACAAATCAGGTAGGTTGCGTATAACCTGATAGAACTGTTTTGAAGCACGTTCGTTATCGATTTCTACTGTAGAGTTTCTAATCCTGCCAATGAACTCAACATTACCGTGTTTTGGACACTTGATATAACATTTGTTCTCACCTATGACTTGGAGGACTATAAGATTGCGATTGCATATTGAGCAGACATAGTTTTCAATCACTTCATTGATCTCGCAAGGATCAAATCCTTCCGATAAATTTAAGTCGTGTAATGCAGCAGAATCTTTAGTGACGTTGAAAACTTGATTAGTCATATTTTCTTATAGCCCCGGTTCACCCGCATTTCCATAGGAGATTCGTATCCATCGGCATTCATTGGATCATGCTCAAGAAGGAGGATACGTTCCGATACGATTCGGATTATTTCAGAATAGCTTGTGTTTTCAGGGACGGTTCGATCATACCAACGCTCCCATCCATCCGGGTCCAGTTCACGCAGTTTGGCAATGGCTTCCTGTGAAATCTTTTTACCCAACGCCTTACCCTGTTCGACTAGGATATCTTGCTGTTCCTGCAATCGTTCTTGTGCGGTCATGTAGTCCCAAGGAGCTGTTCTGGTTTTACTCATTTATCTCCTTTCACATTATTCCCGATCCAATTGAATGTATTAGAGAATATTTCTCTACCTTCTTTCGGAAGATCAGGGCATTTGAGGGCATTGGCAAGTTTCTTCTGAACCTGTTCTGCGTAGTCCATCCAATCACGTACCTTACCGTATCTTTCTCTAACATGCTTGTCTATCTCACGGCTTGAAAGCGCACCTTCTTGCAGGTAGACATCTCGAAGGATGTCGAATGTTTCTTCCAAAGAAAGGTTGTAGCGATGTCGAGCATCATACAATGCCCGGAAGTGTGAATAATAAACTCTTGGCATTTCCTTTGTCATCCTGGTAGCTTTTCTATACCTGATCTTGGAACAGAATTCGATGAACATCACATAGGCATGAGCCATGTTCTCGATAGTATCAGGAGAAACACTCATTTCATCTGCAAGGCCAATTGTGCCACCCCGGGAGTATGTCCCGACCACTTTCGCACACCATCTGGCTGCTTCCCACCGTCCAGCGTCCGAATTCTTATAGGCATCACAGGCTTTTTTATAGATCACCTGCAGACGAAGTTCTTCACGTTTTGTCATAGGAATAAAATTCATGAGTGTCTCTCCATAACATAATAATAATTGGTGTCTTCAAGGATGACAAGTGACATTCATCCTTACTTTTCAATCATTTCTATACCAAAGCTCTTGCTTTGGTTCTGGTTTCTTTTCATCCGACTTCTCCTTGACCACATTCTCAAAACGAAGCCCACGTTTCAAAAGGTTTATCACACCAGACACTTCATCAGCATCCCTTCCTTTGAGCGGGATCAGCTTGACATTATCTTCTTCCCTTGCCATGGTGTACATCCAATCCGCATCATATCCGATCTCAGCAGGACCCGAAACATCCTGGATATCTGCGATGGCCTTTTCGATCCCAGCCTTATTCAATGATTGGATGCTTATTCCACTCACATTGGCTTCCCTGCAGATAGCACGGAATCTTCTCGAGCGCAGTTTAGCCCTCTCGTTATCATCTTTTCCATCGGAGTCAGCGAACAGGTTCATGTAGTCAACCAGGACAAGTTCTATAGGATACTTGGCACGTAGATTGGCCAGATCCGCACGCATATGGGATGTGGTCATCATTGGATTGTCGCTTATGTGTAGGTAAGGCGTATCCAGCTTTTCGATTGCTTTAGTGTACCTGGCGTGATCACCATCTGTGAAGCGTCCTGTTTTCAGTTTGCGCGGGGACGGTCCCCCAAGCATAAAGATAGCTCGGTAGAGTAACCTCTTTGTGTCCATTTCCATTTCGTAAATAGCAACATGGCGATGGAGTTCGATGGAGATATGTAACCCGACCTGTAATAGTAGGGTTGTCTTTCCGACCTGCGGAGGACCGACAAGCAAAGTGGTTTCCTGCGGATGCAAGCCACCTGTGCTTCTGTCCCAATCGATGATATCTGTTGGAATTCCCCAAACGTCTGCTGGGTTCTTGATTCGTTCTTCAACTTCTCCATCTATCTCCTTTAGAGCTGCAAAAGGAATTTGTGCGCCACCTTCTACTGGTTTTGTTTTGATCAGTCGATCAAGTATACCTGCGATGTCTTTATCATCGGATTCATCGTATCCAAACACAGCCAGGTCATTCGCTATGGTGAGATACCTTCTATCAGTTGCCTTCTTAACAACCAACGCAGCATATGCCTTCACGTTCGCACTTGAAGGTACCTGGTTCATCAGCGCAGTCAGATAGGCAGGACCGCCAATTTCTTCCAGATTCCCTTCCTTCTCCAGATCGTTTGTTATGGTCAGGAAATCGATAGGGGTATTGCTTTCTTGAAGACGTTGAAAGGATTCCCAAATGAAACGATGTCTGTGGATGTAGAATTGATCAGCCTGCAATCCCAGCTCTCTCATGCACTCCGGATCAATTATTACACTGCCCACAACTGCTTCTTCTGCTTCCCGATTGTGCGGTATGTTTTCCATCACCTAACCGCTTTATCGTTCACTGAATACCCTGCTTTTTTCTTCTGCAGATAATGGCTTGCTCCGATCCCGGTACCTTTTATTTCTAGCAGTATTCTTGTCATACCTCTTATCGAAGTAATTCACCCTTGGGAGAACAATATTTTGGCCATACAACAGATAAAGAAACATCACTACCGAAGATGCCATCTGCACCCCCATCCCCTTGACTTTTCCTGCAATAATCACTCTTTGCTCTTCGACTACTTCCCGGACTTCTTCCGGTTGTGTTGCCAACCAATCATTTAATACATCACTGATACCCTTTTCATCCTTAAAATCGGGTGATACATTTGCGCTCATTAATCCTCCTTTATCCTCTTACCAGGAACAGCACGGATCTGTTTGCTGTGGATTTCCACATAACCATGTTTCTTCAACCATTGAACATGTGTCCAGATGGATGTCTTTGACTTCACGCCAACTGCTACTGATATTTCATCCAGGGTCATATTGAACCCTGTCTTGTGCTGAAATTCGATCATAGCCTGGTAAACCTTTTTCTTGAAACTAACATCAACTGTCCTTGACATCTTCTTCCTCCTTTTTTGGGGGTTCTTCGCACTTGATCAATATTTTATCTTCGTACTTCCACGCTTCTTTGGGTTGTGCGCCATCTCTCTTGGCAGACTTTTCCATTGCATCTTCCACGGTGAACCACGGATTTATCGTGTATTCTCTTGTCGTAACACCCTTCGGAATACCGTTTATAAAACCAATAAGAGTTTCAAAGGTGTGGATCGTCATTCCTTTGAATTTCATCAATTCTCCCATCAATCCTCCTTTTTCAATATCCAATAACTTCGATTCTTCCGGTTTTCCCGGTTGATCGTTCATCCAAAATCCTCTTATGTTCTGCCTTATAGTGTTTGGCGATCTCTTTGAGTTCTCTCTTATTCTGTTTAGCAAGAGTAATGTTACGGGTTTTTTCTACCAGTACATCATAAGCTGATTGCCCCTTCAGCTCTAAGTAAAATTCGTGGAACTCAACCTTATGTTCGTCCATGTGCCGATGGCATCCCATACACATACAAAATAAATTGATTGGATCAGTTCTAACAGCCTGGCTATCCCTGCCCTCATAATGGCAGCAGTTCAATCCCCTACGTCCCCTGTAATCTGTTTTACATCGTTCACAGATATTATCAGCCCCTTCCCTGATACAACGAGATACCCATGCGTCCGCGCTAGTTATTTTCATTTCTGATCCTCCAGAACTTCCGATACATCTCGGATTCCCCTCTTGGCCAGTTCTCTTTCTATCTCGGATTGCTTGTCAGCCGGGTTGGATGATTTAGACTTGCCACGCTTCTCCCAATTGAGCAGGATCTTATCGATGTATGCCCAAGATCGGGCATTGTGAACGACAGCTTCGTTGATCGCATCCAATATCCACTGGTTTGGATAGTTATCAATTGCATCCAACATCTTATCCCTGATGATTGATGTTAGTAATCCTATGTTGTTCTCATAAAGTCTAAAAGCAGATTTGTCACCATCAGTAGATGACGGTTTAATGACGGTTAATGATGATTCGGGTGACACAGCTATGTCACCCCTTTCTGTCGTGGTTGTCACCCCTTTTTCACCCCCCATGTCACCCCCCACATCTAGGGGTGACAAAATGGCACCCCCTTCATGCGGGATACGCCATTTGTTAGTACCTTTGGGACCTTGACCGTCAGGTATAAGATAGCCCTTCTCTTCTAGTATCCTGGTTATCCTCTGGACTGATCTTTCACTGTAGCCGGTCTTTTCAGCAACCGTTGAAACTGCAGGGAATATTGAAAATCCATTATGGTCTGCATGATCCGCATAAGCCAACATGACAAGTTTCTCATCTTTATCTACTTTCAGATCCCAAACCATACCAGACATTTTGACGCTCATTTCACTTCCTTTAGGAACAAACAACCCCGCTCAAACCGTTACCGGAATCTGTCGAAGGATGCAAGTTTGGCTCAAGCGGGGTTATTTGTCGGTAACAAAAACTTGCCACCTTCGACGGAATTCATTATAACACTATCTATTGATCTGCACGCTCACCCGGCACAAATTTAAGATTTCGTTCTCATGCCCTTCCACCATCACATAGTATTTATCGTGGACAGCTTCGATTGGCCAGATTGCAGATTGGACCAACCCGAGTTCGAATATTTCATCAGGATGGACATTTCCACCGACTGCATAGAGTCTCAAATTCATAGGTCTATCCAGGTTTATAGTAAGTAATGCGCCGTTGAATTTCTTGTCAATAACGATGGTAGCGGAATCCTCAAGATGAACGCCATATCCAGGGGCAATGTATCCCCAATAACATGAAGTCCATCCGTCAGATAGTACGATTGGGTGATCATTCTGCAGGCGCATTGTTTTTGGGATGAATGGGTGGATCACACTGTTTATCGTAAAGAGCGAAATAACAACCAATAAAACTGACAGAACTATCAAAATATTTGTGTTCATTTTTCCTCCTTCTGAATTTGAGCTTTCTTGATAAATCTTGCCAATCTTTTCTTCCCGTACAATCTTTTGGCAAGGCAGATCCCGAACCCTATAATGGGATCGAACAGATC